GGGTTTGAGCGAAAAGAGTTAATAAGGGGTTTTTATGGGGTATTACGCGACGTCGCCGGGGTATGTGGCGTCGTCGTAGGCGTAGAAAATTTCTTTATATTCCGGCGCGGTAATCTGACAGTTGCTGTCACCGGAGGGGGCGACCTCCTGAACTATCCCATGCCGGGCACCTTTTTCACTGTCGCAGAACAGCAAACGCGGTAGATCAATATCAGGGTCGTCCATAATCCAGTCTTCCGGGTGCAGATCGTCGTTGTAAGGTATGGTAAGAGTGAAATCATCTATCCGCTGCGGCGTCAGCATCCGCGACGATGGACGACCGTTCTGAAACTGTATCCAGCAGCGAGGATTCGCGTAGCTCCAGTCCAGTGGCTCTGTAACGTGCAGCGTAATTTCCTGGAAGTCGTATATCATTGCGTCAATCAGGCAACTTTGGGTTTTCCCTGTTCGAATGTCGTCGGACAAAATGATGTGGTCACCAAAATCATGGCACCATCCCAGCATTGCAGTTGTGGCCGTATACGTCCGGCGTTGATGGAGATATTTCATTAATCGGCGCATCCCGATACGCCAGGCACGATCCGCAGTCATGACGACATCGATGGTGTAAGCCTCCGTTTTCCGGGGGAACGGATTTTCAGGCGTCCGGCACTGTACGGTCTCCTCCGCCCAGGTAACGGGATTGATGTATTTCACATCCACACCATCAAAATCGTCCTCCGAAGGCACCCTGAATGATGTCTGCATTTCCTCGACAGTATCCTGGGGGGTGATGATTCCGGTCCAGCTTTTGACCCCTTCACGCCCGACGGAAAGTAAGCCGTCAGACAGCAGAAAATACCCCATACCTGCTTCAGCAATCTTATCGAAAATATCCTTTGCGGACGTGCTGTCACTGCTTGCCTGATGGTCAAAATACTCACCTCGTGGCGTCCAGTAGTTAGCCTCAAGCATGTTAATTGTGGAAATGTCGATCTGGTCGTCGCGATAACCCAGACTGCGGGCCAGATGCAGGAATGCCCCGCTGATTGTCCTGTCACCACCGCCATCATAGTTTCGCGTCGCGACAACACTCACACGCTTGTCTGACTGCGCCGCCAGCTGGCCGCCGGTTTCAACCGTGATCCCTATTGTTGATATCCCTGCGTAGGAAGTCGGACGGGAAAGCAAACGACCTCTGAGCGCCTGCCAGAACATGCTGTCTCTCGCGTTGTTGCTCCCCTGCTCGTTGCGGCGGCGGCATCGAACCTCCACCAGCCCGGGAGAAGACAGATCAAAACGCTCTGTAAAACCGAGGCCATTAACGTTTTTAAGCGCGTATACCCCCTGCTTACTCGTCCACCCTGATCCGGAACCATATACGCGGTACTGGATTTCATACTCGACATGGCGAACCCGCTTATTCCCGTTGTTCTGGAATCCGCAAATTCCATTTGGGAAAGCAAAGTTGACCTCGAAGGCGTCCACAACTTCATTTTGCGGGGAGGCCAGAAAGGGGCCGAGCCATGTTTCATTATCGTTAATACCAGACGCGGCAAAATCCACGACGGTACGGGTCAGAAAACCTGACCAGGTGTTGTCAACGGCACCGTTAACCACTCTCTGTACGGTCGCAGACGATCCGTCAGTCGATGCTATCTGGTATTCGTTACCACGGTGAGCCAGGGAAATCCGCTGCGTGCCGTCCGGCAGGCCAGAAAATGCGGTACCGGAATCGTATGCCAGCCTGACACTGGCTGTGACCGCCGGGCTTCCGCCACTGGATGCTGTACCGGCAGTAAACACAGGGCTGTCTCCAAAAACTGACGCGGGCAGGAATGATGACGAAATGGAACCGCCACGCCACGGGCTGGAGATTTCCACGATACGAATCACGCCGCCGTCATCCTGAGCAATCAACCCCGATCCGGTCAGCCCGCTGGTAATCGCCGCCAGCAAACCGGACATTGTGCCGTAGTCAGCAACCAGGGACAGGGTATAGGTGACGCCCTGCCAGGTCAGGGCAAACGTCTGGCTGGTTGTCGTAAAATCATACGTGGCTGGCGACGCACTGGCGCGCAATGCTGCAGTCGATCCACCCGTTCCCGGAACGGCGTCCTGGTGAGGGGTATACGTGGCAATCTGCAGATCATAATCGGTACCGCTAAACGTCAGCGTTACAGGCATACCATTATATGGCGCCACTTCTTCGACGGCGTCACCTGTCAGAACGTTAAAACCATCCTCAATCGATACCTGATAATTCACCGGCGCTTTCAGAGTGACAATTGCACCCTCAATCCAGCCAGGAGGCAGCTTGTTCTCATCTTCATCATCATCGTTGTCATCGTCGACATCGAGACCTGAAAACGAGACTGAGGCGCCGCTGACGGTCATGGCATCAGCAACGATATCACTGGCTTCAGGGGCAGTCTGAGCCATATCCAGACCTGACCCGCTTGATGTCCCGCCAACTTCTGTACTGTTGAACCAGACCTCGCTGCGACGGTCACCCGCCACGTTATCGCCCGGACCATAGCTGGTATAAGAAAAGCCATCGCCTAACGGCAGAGCAGGAGTTTCACCCACCCGAAAATCACCGCCGGTGTAAGAGAAACGTCCATACCCGAGGCACACAAACATTTCGACCGTCATCCGGGTGGGATCATTGGGGTCAAAGCGAGTGACCGGCTGCACCAGGTAATCCGGATAAATTCTGTTTCTTCCGAATACCTCACGAACAGGATCGCCAAGCTTAGCTGTATTCGCTTTTGCCGGGTTCAGGTCCAGTGATGCTGAATTGCCTGACGAAAACCCGCCCAGCTCTGGTTTCGGGGCGAAAAACAGCGCATAGGCCGTAGAAGCAATAGATACGGCAACCGATACCCACACGGCGATTTCCAGGCCGGTTCCATACGGGATCGGGTAAATCCGCACATCGCTGTCTGGCCGCAGCAAACATAGTGGCCATTCCGCAGGTGGAACAGCCCGGCCGTCCAGTTCGACCGCAACAGGATGCTTTCTGTCCTGCGAGTAGCTCGGGACATTCCTGGCCATCCACTCATGCAGGGTCATCGCGCCATGTTCGTACGTCTCCAGGGGTTCACCCGGCAACCGGGACGGAAAAAACTTTATCGTCATTGCCAGAACTCCATGCGGTTAAAGCGGCGGATAAATCGCGCCAGTGGCAGAAACGTAACCCCCGAGCCTGGATTACATTCCGCAACCTGCAGCTGGTTATCGAGCATGACAACGATCCCGACATGCGTAACCGTTGAGCCCGAATAGCAGGCCACGCCAGCACCTTCGCAGGGCTCGCAACGCTTCAGCGAAAGCATCAACTTTCTCGCCTCCCGATTGAGACCGCCGTCGTCTTTGGTTACACCAGCGAAGTCAGGCCAGAGGGGTAACTCCAGATCACGCCGGATTTCATTCACAATGCCAAAACAGTCGAGTTTCGGGTATACGCGTCCGCCTTTCAGCCAGGTGACTGAACGGTATTTATCAGCGTCAAACATGTTTGCCTCAGATTAGTAACGTAAGCCAGGATGCTCTGCGAGGTTGTAACGTTTACGGGGCCAGGCTGTTTTGAGGATATTCATATAGCCTGCCGTGACCTGTACTGCTGTCGGGGTCCAGGAGCCGGATTTAATATCGAGCGTATACGGTGATGATGCCGGGGCAGACAGATCGGATGAAATGTACCGCCGGAATGTCAGCGTGGCTGATTTCATTTCATCCAGAACTTTATCGATGGCTCCAGAAACGACACCGTCAATATTACTCAGGGCGAATTTCAGATCCTGCGTTCCGTCCGCATTTCGCGCTGGCAGTGCAATTTCTATCGCGCAGGCTTCAAACGTCGCCGGCTGACCATTTTCCAACGTTACGGAAACGTCATCCCAGCCGCTGGTTAACCAGTAGTTATCATCGCCAGCCGATATCTGCAGCGTGTCATGGATAACCTCCGAACCGCTGCTGGCATATAGCCGCTCAAGAATTGTCATGCTTCGGCCACTCTTTGTTTAGCGCAATATCCAGTAACGACTGACCAGCGAGCCATTCCGGGTAATTTCCCCATCCAACCGGCGGTAACGGTCGTTCCCATAATTCCAGCGTTGCGCTGTACTGCCAGTATTTTGGCGCGACCAGCGTCGGCCCTTCGTAAATATCCACGAACCTGGCTTTATAGGGCTTTACCCCGATGGGGGTCTGGAGTTTCAGATAGAACCATGACTGGCCATCTTTAAGCGCATCCCTGAAAAAAGCCTCAAATACCTGCGCCAGCGCATCAGTCTTAAAAATCCATTTAACTGATGCCTGGGTCGGTGTTGAAGTGTATCGCCTTCGCTGCTGAGCGCGACCGGACGTCATTTCCGTTCGCAGTATCGGTGATATGGGCTTAAAACCGTACCCGTCCATCAGCGGCATAGGCAGGTACTCATCCGGATAGATAATATCCGCCATTAACTTTCCCTCCGGGCTGGTTTATCGTGGTTTTTTTGGCTGTAGGTTGGAGTAAATAGCCCGGCCGAATTTCTTCTGTGGGTTATTTACCTCGGCGGTTAAGGTGTTAACTATCCGCTGTTCAAGAGCATCATTTCTTCGCTCTACAGCCTGCATCGTTATGTCATCGGGTTTGCCGGTGAAGGTGCTTCGTGCGTCCACGCTGACAGCTATCCGTGGCTGTGCCTGAATCTGGCTTGCTGCGCTCTGTACTGCAGGGGACTCACGACCAACCGCACGAACACCCAGCGAACCATCAGCCCCACGGGTCAGCGGCATAATTGCTTCCGGACCAGCTTCACCGAACACACCAGCCCCTTTCGCAAAGGCAAAATACTGCGGAGTGCTGTATACACCGCCGCTGTATGCGGAAAGTGAAGGCGAATCGTAGACACCACCGAGGGCATTAAAGGCAAAAGACGATCCAAAGCTTTGCAGCGCAGTTCCACTACTTGCAGCTCCACTTGCTCCACCAAAAAGACTACCGAACATCCCACCAGCACCACCGCCGAACGACGCCATAATCGCTTTGGTGATTAACGCCTGTGTTGCCATCTGGATCAGCGTCTTAATCACCGTTTCACCCAGAGAGCTGAAGATATTCGACATCCCATCTTTGAACGAGGTCGCACCAGTCAGAACACTGGTCAGGTTGTTGGAAATGGAGTTCGTGGTGTTATTGAGAATCTCGCTGGTTGCTGATGCTGCCATTGAACTGAGATCAGCAGCCTGATCGGCGTAGTTCATCAGTGAATCGCTGATCCCAGCCCGCCAGTCTGACTGCTGTTCATCGGTTTTCTTGTAGTAGTCTTCCTGAATCTGGAGCCGTTCAGTAAGCGCCGCCTGTAGCGCTTCCGTTTGCTGTTTGTACAGGTCCTCAGAAATCTGACCTTTGCTGAAATCCCGCTGCAGGTCCCGCTGCTGTTTGAGAAAATCAGTACGAATATCCGCCATTTCCTTCATGCGGTCGCGGGCCTTTTCCCCTATCCCGGCACCAAGAAAATCAATATCCCCCCTGTCGCGTGCAGCAGCGTTGCTGTCAGCCAGCCCCTCACGGAACGTTTTTAACTGTTCAGCAATGTTTTTCTGATCGATAAGTGCAGCATTGTGCAGAAGGGTTTCTTTTTTAGCTTGATCGAGTGAGGCTAACTCCCCCTGAACTATCTGATATTTTACTTTTGCCAGTTCATTGCTTTGTCCGGCGAGTGCAATCTGTTCTTCTTGTTGTTTAACAATACGGGTATATGCATCTTCATTTTTTTCTACCTCTGACTTTCCGCGAGGTTTTTTTTGCGATTCGTTAAGTTTAAAGTCTGTAGCAGCATTACCTTGAATAGCTGCGATCTGCTCATCCTGCCCTGGTAAAATATTACCTTTATTATCAGTTCTAACCGCTCCCTGTTTGATGGCATCCTGAAGCGCTTTAAGCTTAGCCCGCTCAACACCTTCTTTTTGAGAGAGGGCTATACTCTCCTTCTGTTGCTTTATAAAATTATCGTAAGCTGTGTTGGTTTGAGCTGCTGGGGGCTGGCCGCTCCCAGAACGTTTTTTTAATTCGTCCATGAATTGAATGGTAACTGAGAGCGAAGTTGCCATTGCTTCATTAACATTCAGCGCATCAATTATCGAGTTTTTTATTTTATCAAAAGCAACTGCCGATGCCTGAACTTTTGAGGCTAATTCTGTTTGTAAATTATTTTGCGCATCTACAGCATTGTTTAATTGAGATGTAGTATCAGCAATATCGCGGGATATTTTGTTATATTCCCGCTGATATTTAGCAGCGTTCTGTACGTAACCATTATTTTGATCATTCTGAACGCCCATTTGTCGAGCGAGAGACGTATATTTCTGAACTTCAGCAGCTGCCTCGGCTTGAGCATCCCTCAAGTCCTCCAGCTTATCTTTGAGCGCGTCAATGGATTCACCAGAATCGGCAATAGAGCCTCTGATTTGAATTTCGCTCATGGCTTTCGCTTTTTCCACCACCTCATCAAGGGTGGAGGCATACTGTATAGCAGACTGACGCGCCTGTTCCTGGTTCTGATACCAGGTATACCAGGCGCCTGCCCCCAGCATCAAAATCCCTGGAATGCCACCAAATAAGGAGGATACGCCAGCCCATGCCGTTCTTGTAACAGAGGTTAGCGCATTCAGCCTCTGGTTTGACATTGATAGCTCATTAACGGTCGCGGTCTCGGCTTTGTTAGCCTTTACCATATCCATTGAGTTTTTGGCCAGAAGTGTTCTGATAGTCGCACGTTGTTTTTCAGTCTGCGCCAATTCTAATTGAGCCACGAGCGATCGTTGATTTGAAAGGAGAAGTGATTTTTCTGATTCGATCTGTGCAAGCGAAGCATTTGCCCCCTCAATTTTGGCCGCTGTACTCGAAATTTCTGCACCTCTGGCCCGTATAAGTTCTTCGGTGTGCGACTTTAATTGCAACGTCCAGTTACCAAGAAAACGGGTAACTCCAATCGCCGTTAATGCCCCTGCTGCCATTGCTACTGTATCAATGTTCTCTGCCAGGGAGTCAAGCCCACCAGCAAGCGCTGCAGAGGCACCATAAGCATCGTTTGTACCGCCAACCCAAGCAAGAAAAGCATTTTCAACCTTTTGAGTTGAGCCTGAAACCGTTTTTGGCATTGATTCAAATTCAGCCTGCATCACTCGCAACTGAGCGGTAATGGCCGGAATCACTTTATCTATTGTCAACAGTCCGTTATCAGCCATCGCCTTGAGGTCTTTACGGGCAACGCCCATACCTGCCGCTAAAGCACGGATGATTCGATCACCGTTTTCGTTAACAGAGTTGAACTCCTCTCCACGCAATACTCCCTGAGCTAACGCCTGGCTGAACTGCGTGATAACAGAACTAGCCTCAGACGTGCTGGCCCCAGATAATTTAAGACCCGTGCTGATAGCCTCGGTTACTTTCAGTACATCGCCAGAGGAATAACCAAACTCACGCATTGATGCTGCCGATCGAGCAAATAAACCTGCGTTATCACTGAACGCCGTCCCTGTTTTCTGGCTGATATCCATAAGTAATCGTTGGGAATTGGAGAAATCATCGGTTGATGTTGACGCCTGTTTTAAACGTGCATTCACAGAACTCCACTCATCAGCAAGGGCGATTAGGTGCCCAGTCGCAAAAACTCCGGCAAACGCACCAGCCATACCCATAGCTGCGTTTTTAGTTTCTGACAATTGTGCAGATACTTCGGCTAGTGCCTGTCTTGTCTCGCGTGCGGAAACAGCCGCCTGCCGGCCCCCCCTTTGCATTGTCTTATAATAATCGGACCCCATGCGAGAGGCGCGAGCGATCTCAGTCTGAAAGGACTGAGAATTAGCTGAAACTTTTATAATTAATTCGCGAAGGGTTGCCATTGCTATTCCTCTAAAAACAAAAAGCCCCGCTTGTGCGAGGCTCTTAATTTAATTCATTAGTTTAATCAATCACTCATCCTGACCGCATACCTTATAATAAAAATCCAAATCAGGACCAATGAGGGTTTTGTATATCTTCTTATCATCAATAGTATAGCTTACACCTTTAGAGAAAAAACCTTTCGATTTCATTGTTAAAGCCAACTGAAACTTTGAATAACCAGCATAGGCACCGTAGCTATTTTTTGAATTTATTTCACCACAAACAAATCCGCCAACCAGTCCATCTTTTTCACCTGCTTTTACAAACCTTAGATAGCGAAACTTTGAACTATCTGGATCTTTCATGTCAGCAGCAACTTCCTTTTTAGCAATATCTATTGCTTTTTCTTCGCCGGGCTTACATCCGGCCAGCACTAAAATGGATAATGCCAAAACTATTAATTTTTTCACACAGCGCCCCTGTTGGTAAAGATATGAGTAAATCCTACCATTGGTTAAGAAAGACTTCAGCTATCGTTGTTTAATTCAAGCTGACGCTGCAAACAAAGCGGCCTCTAAGGCTGCAAAAGGATCGCTGTAGTTAGTCGCCGTGTATCGATGAAAGCCCACGCCGTGCGCTATTCAAAAACCACGGATTTGTGTTTTTCACGCCTCAAAACCAGGCAGGTACATTTGAACCTCATCGACCACACGGGCGCGAGCTGCCAAAAGCAGGCGTTTGCGACCACCAGATCCCCATTTTCCCATACGGCTTGCGCACTGACTCACTTCCTTGGTTTCGGTGTTTATCACATGGTCAATTTTATTTAAGCGATCCATAGCATCAAAGCCATTACGGATCAGCATCTGGAATGTCTCGTATACCTTAATCTCGAATAATGGGTTAAGCCACGCAGCATAACGGATGGCAATTAGTTCGAGTCCCCATGACCCCTGAAGCGGACCACCTTTGATGGTTAATACCGATGCGATTTTCTTCGCATCGCTCAGGGCCTGTACAAACCGTCTTACTTGCTTTGTTTTGAGGAATTCACCAGGCCGCTGTGATTCGGTGGCTTTGCCTTCCGCCACAGCCGCTGCATGAAGATCGTTGAGATTGTAGCGACCTTCACCGTCAACACGAACGGAAACGCCGTTTACTGATACGGTTGGATATTTCATCGTATTTACCTTTCTGTGGTGCGAGCCTGTTCGCGTAGACATGGGCAGCCAAGAGCGGAACGATGAAATCCACCGCCCTGTCTCAGACTCACACTACGGAAAGCTCTTGCTGGAAGATGCGCACGCGAATGCGCTTTAAATTGCAGATAAAAAAAAGCCCCGCGTTGAAGCGAGGCTGGAGACGATTCAATTTTATTCCGATGCTGCGAGCAAAGCGGCCTCTAATCCGGCAAATGGATCGCCACTGTCGATTACCTCATCCTCTTCTGTGCTCCACTTGAGTTGAGCATCTTCGATGGTGACTTTACCGCCCTGCGCCCCGTACATAGCTGAAACCAGCTGGGCATTGAGAATATCGCCACGGATATCACCGATCGGGCTGATACGGTCGAATTCAGCCCACATTCTGAATTCGCCAACCGTCATGGTTTGTCGCAGTTCGCCCAGCGTGCGGCCCATCCGGAGCGCCAGCGCCATCAGGAACTGCATGCCAGGCATTTTTACTTTGCTTTGGCATCATCCGCATCACGAATGAGATCAAGCGCCTGTTTCAGCAACCGGGAATGGACAGGGCCATAAATTGCTTCAACCTGTTCGGTATCATCGACGGTGAAAACGTACTTCAGGTCGGTATCCAGCAGAATATCAATGAAGAGTGTGACATCTGCCCGCATCGTGCGGAACGCGCGTTCTGAAGGGGTCAGTTCTGGCACCTCTGGCGCTTCCTGCCCTTCCGGTAGTTTTGGTTGTTCCGGGCTGGCAATCCCCTGCCAGCGAATCCAGGCCTCAGCCGATGGTTCACGAATGATAACTTTGGCGTTTTCCCATTCCGGAACGGTGACTTCTTTTTTACGAAAACCCGCCATCGGGGCCAGTGCCAGCGCTTTAAGATTCTGTTTTGACATTAAGTTTATCGCCGGTTTCCCGGCGCTCCATTAACTGATGGTGACGGTGCAATCAGATGAGGTGATAACGTTCGCCGGAGTGGCAGAGTCAGTGACTACACAGGAGTAAACTCCGGCATCACCAGAAACTGCACTGGCCTTATTAAACGTTGCGCTGGTCTGCCCGCTGACGGTTGACGAACCTTTTTTCCAGACGTAGGTATAAGGTGCAGTGCCACCCTGGATGACCACACCCATTGTCAGGGCGCTTCCTGCCGCTACTGATAGCGAAGGTGAAAGATCGTTGATGAATGACAGAATACCTGTCGAATCAATATTGCTGGGCTTACCTTTCAGACGCAGAGAGAATGTTGCAGCAACAACACCGTTGGTCTGTGAATCCCAGGTATGCTGACGAACTTCGGCGCGGAACAGGAAGCCATTCCCGGAAGGGAACACAACCTTAAAGCCGTATACGCCGTCATTATCGTAAGCAGTACGCAGCGTATCCTGCGCCGGGTTGCGGTAGAAGTTACCGGAGAGAGACATCTCAGACGGTGCCGGGAGCCCGTTGATATTCTCCGTTTCTTCTGAGCATAGCGTTGTCACGTCAATATCGTTCTTCTGACCAGCGGTAAAGCTGGCCTGTTTAATGGTGCAACTCAGGTTGAGCCAGGTCGCCGATGCCAGCTCTTCCGCAGTGACCGGCACTGATGTAATCATTACTACCGTTTTTTGGGCGCGTTCAAATAGTGCTGACATTGCAGCCTCCATAAATGAAAAAACCGCCAGCGGCGGTCAGGTTGGATTGGTTTCAGTCAGGCAATGACGGTTATTTCAAGCGTTGCCCGATGCAGGTGAGTTGTAGTGTCGTAGCCGGGGATTTTTGTCACCTCGGTAGGAGAAAGCACTTCAAGCCGGGCAAGGACCTCAAGCCGCAACGCCCTTGCCTCATCGTTAGTTTCTGCCCACACGTCTACCTGAATGTGCAGCGTCGATTCGGCCTGCCCACAGAACACATCACCGGATACGTCAGTCGGTATCGAGAAAATGACGTAAGGAGCGGTAACATCTGGAAGACCATCGCCGCCCAGCGGCACCACATACGGATAAACCCTCCCGTCTGCCAGCGGCGACAGCAGGTCATAGATATCATCCTCTGTCATTTCGCCAGCACCTCATCGATCGCCTTGTTCATTCTCTCCATCGCTACCTTTGCGGCCTCTTCCTGTCGGGTATCAAAAGCGGGGCGAACAAAAGGATGTGCCGGGGCCGTAGATGTTCCCAGCTCCACGAAGCGCCAGTAGAAAGCATTCCGCTTGTTGCTGGCCTTCATGGTGTTGTCGCTGTTCCCCGTTCGCGGGTTAACGCCACGAATATGCACCCCCGATGCGATTTCCCCACGGCGACGGCTTTTCTGGGTGACGACAACAACGTTTTTCTTCAGTTTTCCGCTTTGCTCAGGAGCCCGATCAATCACTTCCTGCCGGAGGACTTCAGCCCCGGCCCGAGTAGAGTCCCGGAGGACTTTGTTGTTTTCGGCTTTGCTGAGGATTTGCAGGTCTCGGGCGATATCCTCTAAGCCGGAAAAATCCAGATTCACATCAATCATTTTTCGGTCCCCTGTTTGCAGAGAATTTCCAGCCGGGTACCTTTGCTATCTGGCACCGGAGGCCCGGTGACATTCAATGTCACTCCTTTGTAGGGGCCGTTCAGGACAAGAAGCCGCGATGATGCCGAAATATCTTTGCGATATCGAACCCAGACACGAACTGTCGCATCTGCCCTTTCTGCTCCTGCTGTCAGGTTCTCTCGTCCACTGATTCCCTTTACCTCTGCCCAGATAGTGGCGCCGTCAGACCACTCTTCTGTTGGCTGACCACTCGGTGTTCGCGTAGCAATAAAATTTCGGATGGTGATCCGATGCCGCATTGGTCCAATTTTCATCATCCCCTCCGGCTAAACACCCATTTGAATTCGCCAGGGATTCAGCAACCAGCGTGCGGGTCCTGGGATATCAGGACTCAGATCATCCCCGCGGTTTTCATACAACCAGCCCACTATAAGAAGAACCGCGCTCTGAATGGAGGGCGTGATGATAAGCGGACGATCGCCGGCACTTTCATTCTCAACAGCACTATCCAGAGCAGCCTGGTCAGCAAAAAAGCGACGGTTAAGAAACTGCATAGCAGCATCCTCCGCAGCGGCAAGATACCCCTCCACCATCGTTTTATCGATTTCATCATCCAGCCTGAGATGTTCCATGGCTGTTTCAGTGTTGATTACCGTCATAACCATTACCCTTTGGTTTCGGGGGCGCGGTTCATTTTGTTATCAGGGACTTCACCAACTATCGTCACCAGCCCGTTACCTTTGAGCTCGGCAGCACGTAAGCGAGAGACATGAAAAGGATCATCGGCGGGCGTCCTGAAAATATCCCCATCCATAAAACGCCGGACAGGCTGAACCTGAATAGTCCCGGCCTCAGTGGGTTCTGGCGCCGCATTTTTACCGTCGGATACAGACGGTTCATCCACATTTTTTCTGGCCATCACAATCTCCTCAGAAAGAGAGGGCCGCTAAGCGGCCCTGAATTGTCAGCCGCCAGAAGCGGTTACATTACCGGTGACAAATGCTTCCGGACGATAAACTGCTAACGCCAGACGCTCTTCCGCACGAATGGTGACCATGTTTTTAATAAAGTCATCTTCGTTCTCAGTGGAGAGCAGCACTTCGATATCCATGCGATCGAAGATTTGCGCAGCCATGTTGAAGGCTCCAGTCAGGAAGTTGTTCTGCGCCATAGCCTGAGTTTCCACAACAGGAAGACCCCAGATCCGTGGAACACCACCATTGACCGGCTGCGCAATGATGTAGCGGCCTTCGTTATCTTTGGTTAACTCGATGCCTGCCCAGTCAATAGGGTTCAGTACAAAACCAGACGCCGGATATTCTGCAAGAACGGCCTGCAGAACAGCCAGGCGAAGACGGTCGATCGGCGTGGCGTTGGACAGGGTAAGCGCTGGAGCAAATTCTGTTGCCTGCGGCAGAATACCGAGGATATTCGCGCCGGTGCCATCGCCGCTCAGCAACTGCTGCTCCTCTTTAAAGCGAAGACCATACTGAGCACGGCCATCGATATAACTGGCCAGACCGGGCGCATCGTCCAGGATCTGACGGGACGCTTTAAAATAATGCGCAATGGTACGAACCGGTGCACTTTTCAACTCAAACTTAATGTCTGATTTTGGCTTCAGAGCACCTTCCGCCACAGCTGCAGCATTATTGGTAAACCCCGTTTCCTGAACGAATTCAATACCGTTGGATGCAGTATTACCGGGGATCAGCAGGTTACGGATGGTCAGAGTGCGTTCCGGTGGTGCGATAATGCCCTGAACACGATCGGAGACCACCAGACTGTTGGTTGTGCTCACGCCAGTGCCCGTAGTCGCCGGCACGTTCATAATATCTTTCTGTTCCAGCTTGACGCGGATGCTCTTACGGGCCGAACTGTCCATGCCTTTGAACTCTTCACTTTCGACCACCAGCTCACCGAGCGATTTTCGCTGTGCAGGTGCATCGTTCGGGCGGCGTGCACCTTTTTGCTCCAGCTCAGTGAGACGTTCTTTCAGCTCGTTCATCTGATTAATGCTTTCGTCCGTTCTTTGTTTCAGTTCCAGCGAAACGGTTTCTCCTGCCTCCATTTTTCTCTTCACGTCTTCGCCGAAGTTTTTGACCTGATCAATCACCATGGTGAGCTGGGAGGAGATTTCGCCAATACTTTGTGGCTGATCGTCAGCCGATTTTTTCTGGTACATATAAATCCCTTAGAGAATTTTTGGGAGAGAAAACTGGCTCAGTTGCTGGCGCATCGCCGCAATAGCCGCTTTGGTTTCGCCGTCTTCGCCCCCGGACTCACTCCGGTCAAGCAGATAGGACAGTCCGCGGGAGGCGACCGCGGCGGACTGACTTTTCGAGAAACCTGCCTCTCGCAGGAACTTCTCAAATTCAGGTAAGGAAGGAAGATCACCGTGTGACAGCTTCGACTTAATGACGTCAATACGCGCATCATCATTGGCCGGCACGGTAACAATGGAGATTTCAACTAGGTCGAGCTTCGTTAAGGTGCGGATCCGGGTTTTCTCATCGTAATTTGACTCACGGACGTAATAGCCAATGGAAAGGCCTGTAATGGCACGGGTTTTCATGCCCCGCCAGGCGGTTTTCGCGTAGGCCGCGTCTTCAAGCCACAGGGCCCCTTCACCAAAAAGCCCATGTTTATCTTCTTTCAGGGTCGAGATGTCCCAGTTCCCGATGGGTTCGCCGGTGCGATGCTGCCAGAGAACCGGGAACGTTCTCCCCTTCGCCCGTGTTTCCTCGATGCTTTCGAGGAACGCACCCGGCGCCACGACTTCGTTGTAACTATCGACAACATCGAAGACAGAACCGTATCCAGAAAAAAGGCCGTCATCGTTGACGGCCTTAATATCGAAGTTGAATGCCTTTACTTTCATGGCTGCGTTTTTCCGGTACATTCCGGCGTCTCCTCTGATTTAATGCCAAGCCATTCCCGCAGTGCGTTTTTGGCCGATTCACTGTCGCCGGACTTGCCAAGCTGATCTATCGGCAGCAGGTTAGATTGAACGGTTAGTTGGTCAGCGCCAGGTTTTGGCTGAAGGTTTTCTTTTTGCCGTGCTTCATTGCGGGTCATCAGACCGTTCTGGGTCATCGTTGAGTAAAAAGCGGCACGGGCGGCGCTGTCGGCACGTAAGAGACCTTCGATGGAAAACTCTGCGAAGTACTTATTTCTTTCTCCCGGAGCCAGGAGGCTTTTACGAATCGCCTGCTCAATACGGGTAAGCCATGGACGAAGTGAAAACGTTAAAAAGCCAATCAGCATCTGTTCGACGCCACTTCCCCACATTGTCTGCCCCTGGGCACTGTGTCCAATCAACCCCGGCCATACTCTGAACCACCGACAAATCTCTTCGATATTGAATGCCCTGGACTGCAGCATCTGGGCGTCTTCCGGGTTGAGGTCAACTGGCTGAAACTTCATTCCCGCTTCAAGAACCATCATTTTCCCGGTATTCATGGATCCAGAAAATTGTTCAACCATGCTTTCACGTACTTCATTGCGCTGCTCTTTTTTCAGGATTTGATCCATTGAGAGAACGCCACTGGGCCGCATACCATTTTTAAAAACTTTTGCGCTGGCTTCATCTGTTGCCATTGCCAGACCAAGTGTCTGTCGGGCATAACTGACAGGTGACAGGCCCATGACACCATTGGTGCTGAACGCACGGATGTGCATGATGTCCCGTTCATTAATGTTTCGGGATGTACCTGAAGGCCAGTCACGGTAGGTATAAATAGGATCTCCGCTGCTACTTAAATCAACCTTCATCCTTTCTGGCCTGAGCGGTACAAGCGAGGTAATACGCTTCCCGGTACGGTCGATTTCCGCGTAAGCATTCCCCCATAAAAGAAGGCTGGCCATGATCATTTCCCAGAACTCCACAGCGGTCATGTCAGCATTCGGCTGATTATGGAGGAGCTCATAAAGCGGGTGATCATTTGCACTCTGGCGACCATCAGCCGTTTTTTCGTAAAAACCTACAGGCAAAGTCGCGATGGTTTCGGATAACAGCCTTACACATGACCACACTGCCGATAACTGCAGGGCTTTATCAACCGTAACGGATTTGCCTGCTGCGGACTGCCCACCAGCATAAGCAGCCCAGAATTCACCGTCTGTAAGTGAGATGGGTACGCCGAGCCACCGGCGAACGGCGCTTTTTATCCGGCCTGGCTTCTTATCTTTATTCATGGTGACTCACACAATGATGGGATTACTGAAAAAGTCGTCGATATCGCCAGAATCATCCTCATAGCCTTCGGAGGCACCGATTGCCATAGCGCCCGCTACAATGCCGTCGATACGCCCGGTACTTTTTTTCTTGGCAAAAATTCGGTTTTCTTTCTGATCAGCCTCCGTCACTGCTGAAGCCGCATTCCAGCGAAGACAAGGGTTCGTCCTGATGATAATGACGCTGTCATCAAGCAACTCTTCAAACAATTCGATGGAGTGAGGCATCCACAGCCCGGAATCTTTCGCTTTGTAATACCCTTGCCCATGAGGGATTAAGGGAACAGAAACAGATGCTTCCTCAAGCTCCGGCTCAAGATATTTAATGCGATACTGGTCGAAGGCGATGGCCTTGATATCAAACTTCTCCGTCAGATCTGCAATGCGCTGGGCAACAAAGCCGTATTTCACTGCTTTGCCAGGTGTGGTGTGGATGTGACCATCGCGCTCCCAGGCGTCATAAGGTACCCGGTCCGTTTTGGCCCGTTCCAGTAACGTATCTTTCGGGGTCCAGAACTCCACCAGCAACTTACGTTGTTTTGGAAAAAACAACGCCAGTGCCGTCAAATCACGCGATCCGGACAGGTCTAAACCGCCATAGCATTCCTCACCTTCCAGTTCATCTGGATCAAAGCTCTCCTCACAACCCATCCAGACATCACTGCTCATCCACGGATTAGCCGCGTCAACCCACTGACAGAAGTTAAGACGTCTGACGATGCTCTCTTTCGAAGGCATCCCGCGGGCCTGAGTCACCTGCTCACGAAGATAGCTTTCTTCAAAGGTGTGACCCAGCGAAGGGTTAGCTTTTTTCCAGCAGGACTCATCCTTGAAAGGATCGTCTCCTTCATCCAGAGAACAAATGAAGGCAAAAAAGCTGTCATCTTCTATCGAACCGGCAGAAACCTTTCGGCCGTATTCGTGATAGTCATAGCAGACGCTCGTTTTATCGTGCCCACTGTTGGTGATCATGAAAATCAGCGCCTGCCGACGACCTTTGGTACCGGCACGCATCATTTCAACAACCTGATTGCTTTTATGCTCGTGAACTTCATCAATAAGAGCGCAATGCGGTCGCGGGCCGGACTGTCCGTCATCTGAACTGATTGGACGAAAGAAGGAACCAGACTGAAGAAAAGCCAGGTTCCATTCCTTCCCGGCACCACCTGATTTCTGAATACGTGCGGAAAGAGCTGGAGACTGATCGACCATCGCCACCGCATCACGGAAAAGGACCATTGCCTGGTCTTTCTTCGTGGCAGCGGCATAAACTTCAGCGCGTGCTTCTTTATCCGCAGTGAGACAGTAAAGCCCTATACCCGCAGACAGAGGGGATTTACCGGATCCCTTCCCGGACTCCACATAGACCATTCGGAACCGGCGAAAACCTCTGGCGTTTTTCCAGCCAAAAATCGAACCGACGATGAAGCACTGCCATGGCAGCAACACGAAAGGCTCGCCTTCGAAATCACCACCATTGAGCTTCAGAACTTTCGCAAAATAGTCAATCGAGCGTTGCGCCGCCTCAACATCCCAGTGCAGACCACGGGCATGACATGACTGCAGATCGTTAAGGTGGCGCTGCCATGAGTTACGTATGTCAGGACCAGCCAGTTCTTTGCCCGAGGTTACATCCATCGCATATTGGGTTGCAGGATCAACCGAAGAACTTGTCGAGCGTGTCCTCTTCGGGGTCTTCGCCATTCACTTTCACCTTCGTCCTTGCCGCTGGCGTCAGACCGAATTCAACCAGGTAACTTTTAAAACGGCGGTCGGCATCGGCCAACATCGAAACGGCCGGGTTAGCTTTGATAAGAAAACCACCCTCGGTCTGGACGGTATAGGTTCTTCCCTCTACTGCGATGGTGTCGCGCAACTGAAGAATATCAGCGTAAATATCGCATAGCCGTTCAAGGGCTAAGGTGTCGGCAACCGTTAAAACCCCCATCCCGTCAAGGAGAACAGTCAACCTTCCCCAGGCAACCTTTCCCCAGTCGGTCAGGTGCGCCGGCGGGCTTGGAATTTCTCGCGCCGGAGTCGGTTCTTTATCGTTGAGTTTACGTTTGCCCGGGTTGCCGGAGACCACTTTGAGGTGGGTCGGTTTCGGGCGTCGTCCTGCCATCGGAACCTCCCGGAAAAAAACTTTTCATTTCGCGGTTGTGCACAAAAAGGATGGGCGGCGGTCATTTCGGGTCAGAGTTCTGAACTTTTGACCCGCCCCTCCCCTATGGAATTGACGTCATCTGAACCAGTGAGAATTTGGATCAAGCGGAATACCGTTTTCATCGCAGCCGATAACGGTGCCGCGCTTCTCCATTCGCTGCTTCGTTGAGTCATGGTGCTGCTTACACAGCCCTTGCCAGTTCTTCCGGCTCCAGAAAAGCTTTTGCGCTTTCGCTATTGCCTGGCTGTCACCAGAGCGCAGAGCCTCTTTCAGTTTGTGCGGTATGATGTGGTCAACCACAGTGGCCGCTGTCATCCTGCCTTGCTCCTGGCACATGACGCATAAGGGGTGCGCACGAAGGAATATAAGGCGCTCACGGTCCCATTTGCTGCCGTATATGCGCGGTTCTTTGTTCATGTTTTCGTTCCTAGAGCATTATCACAGGCACTCAGTGAATGCCTGCTGTAATGCCTAGCTGGACTGTTCAGCGCTGGTATCGAAGAGCGGCAGCGCTTCAGTTGCTTCCTGTACTGCTTTCATCGTCTTTGCAACCACTTCAGTTTCTGATGTGACACGGCTGTATTGCTGGATGAAAAGCTGATACTTAAGCGGGCTGTCCTGAACAAACTCTACAGCGACTTTTGCTGCTGCTGTGTCGTAGTTCAGGGTTGAAAGCAGGTTGAGACGAATCTGCTGGGCGTCGGTAATTTCGACCATGTCGTACCTCTGTGCGATGTGGGAGCATTATCGAAGCCCTTCGCTGAAGAGCTTCTGTAATGCCTACTGTCGTTCCAGGTGTTCGTAACGTGAGATGGTCTTGCCGTTTGCGTTCATCACATACGCCAGCTCTCCCTGCTTCAGGAACACATTCCGATCCATTCCCGATACCGCGATACTCTGCTGGTCAGGATTGAAACCAACACTCAGGCCACAATGGATTTCTTCGCCGCCGCCAGGCGACATCACTTTTACTGTCAACATGCTTCTTCTCCTACTTCTGGTAATAAAAATGCCGCACGGTGGCGGCACTGATCGAATATCAGGATGTTGCAAAAAGTAACGCTCGCTTATCTTTGAGTTTTCACACAAAAAGTAAGGAGCGTTTTAATGTCCGTTGATAATCAGAAACTTTTACAGAAAATCGTCGAGGAGCTGGAGTCACTCAAAGGTGAGACCGAGATCTTATCTATCGCTGTATCCTGCCTCTTCAGCGAGTTGCCAACAGATAGCGCCAGTAACGTGAGGGCTAAATTCACAAAATCCTTGAATGAACTAAAAACAGCGGCAGCAGCTAGTCGGAGGAGGTCGCGTCGCGACGTATATTCAAAAGCTCTGTCAATGATGACCAAGCCTGAGTAATTTCGGCATCAAGGTTGCTAAGGAATACGCTTCTGGCATCCTGCGTGTTCCTTTCCTCTTCCGGCTTTAATGCTGCCGGCACTGCAACAGAGATGTTGATCGGCAGGTTAAGGCTTCTCAGTTCATCCTTGAGCAGGCGCACCTTTTCGATGACTGAATCAATGGCGCTGTCATCAATTTCAATTACGAGTTTTCTTTCTTTCATGGATACTCCGTTACGGGCATAAATAGCCTCGCTTTTGCGTGGCATCACGATTAATGGCTGGCGCATGGGTGGCAGGCTTTATATCTCCCTGATACTGTTAAATGGTAAAACTCAACAGAACGGGTGGTGAAAACATGATCGATCATTACTACGTAACTCACGCTCAAATCCTGGCGCTGAGAAACGTTGTTGCTTTTATCGTGCAAACGATGCCCGAAGAACAAAAAGAAAGTGTCCTTCAGGTTTTGAAAAAATTTGCTGAAATAGAATTAATGGATGGTTTCGACACGCCGCCTACAAGTGAAATCACCTCGAAAACAGTTGAGAAGTTAAACAAAGCCTACAAAGCTATTTTCAATGAGATTATTGAACTTTCAACACCTGGACCTGAATCTGGTTCAACAGGTTACCTGCAATAGCTCTTGCCTTGCTATTCATAGCGGCCAGAACTTGCTTATCTGGCCCTTTCTCAAGCTTTCTCAGTCGAGATTCGATATCGTTTGACTTAGTCATCGCGTAACCTTTTCGTTTGATTGCGGGCAGTTGGCCAGCACGGATTTGTTGTGCGCCAGAATGTCTCGCTTCGTCTGCATGTCCAGCGCGTCGATATCGTGGTCGGTCAGGTAGATAATGCGAACCCAGTAGCAGGAGGTATCAACTACTACCGGGGCGGGTGAAGTGCTCGCGCAGCTCGCGATCAACATCGTCATCGCCCATACGCTTAACGTCTTCCTGTACATCGCTGGCCCCTTTCGTTGCATCAGCACGGCGTTCGGCCGCGGCGACGGTGGCCGCGGCGTTCTCTTCGGTACGTTGCTGCTCGGCTTTACCTTCTGCCTTACTGGTGCCGCGTGCATGACCGATACCGAAGGCGCCGGCGATAGCCCCCAGAATGACAACCACCAGCCCGGCAATAATTTCTAAGCTCATCGTTCATCCCTTACTGATTGCGAAACCTTGCCAACCATCTGGCTATGCGCACCTACCTCGGAAATCCCAATACCGCTGATACCGATGTATTCCTGTCCGGTCTGCTTATCCTGAATGAGGTAGACTCCCCGCCAATTCCCGTATGCAAGGTAATCGCGGAACTCAGACATTTTTGTCACGCTAATACGGTCTGCATCTGCAGAAAGTTGGGATGATACAGCCATCGTTGATTTGGCCGGTTCAGGGCCGGTATCACACGCAGAAAGCAGAAGTGCAAAAGAGACCACACATATTTTCAGCTGCATGTCATGCCACCAGTACCGATTTTGCTTTCAGGAAGCGTGCCCGCCGGTCATCAATACCGTTCTGCCCACCGTTGATAATCAGGGTGACCCGGACCAGATCGCCGGAATATTTCAGGCAACCCTTAGTTGCATAGAACCAGGCTGCACTGCGTGCCGCGTTTTCGTCCTGCACCAGGAGTTCTGGCTGGGCCACCAGATCGATTTTCAGACCCGTGCCGCAATCCCGGTAATTCGTCAGGCCGGTAACCTGGATAAGACCGCGGCCACGATATAGCCAACCATCACCGGGGCCTTTGTTGCCGTTCCTTTTGTTGTAGGCCAGATTGGCGATCGCCCGCTGCCGCGCCAGCGGTAACGACGGCTCACCCTGCCGGCGGCCGAGGGAATTGGCCTGGTCCTGCGTCAGTCGCCCGGCGCGCACAAATCCCGCCAGCCCGGTAACGCTGTAGTTGAAACTCTCAACCAAACGACTAAACCCGACGCTTTCATGACCAACCTGAGCAATAAACATCGCCTGGTCGATCGGTGCCGTAATGCCGAATTCTTTCATCGCGGCTGTGATATGCGGATACCAGCGCGCAGCTAACCCGGCGCTGATACCAGCCGCCTGCTGAAATTGTGATTGATTCATTAGTGCCTCAGTGTATCGACCAGGCGCGCCACGTTACCCCGAGCCCACAGCACGGCGGCGCAAATAAGAATGTTTGCCAGCACCACCAACCAGTGTGATTGAGGGTACAGACCGAAAATTAGTTTTAAGGGAATTGAGGCGTACACCAGAATAGTCAGGTACGCCAGAAACGACATTACCGGCCGGTGTCTTGCGCCCCGTCGCTGATAGAACATTAAAGCCCCGATTATCAGCAGGCAGAGGATAGAGTTAATCTTTGCCGTGGAATCACTAATCAGAACAGCGTTAACCATCTGGCTGAGCATCATTACCGGATCATTTGCTATTACCATTTGAACCTCCTCCCCATATTCGGGAAAGTATTCCAAACAGACCTTTCAGATCCTGGCTGTCGAGGAAGGTAAGCACCTTTATGCATAATGCTGAAAAAATAACGGCACCCAGTGCATCCAGCGGTTTATCGTAGTGAGTCAGTGAATTCAGTTTTGAACCCGCAAGCCCTGCGCCAAGCACGCCAACGATAAACGATGTCAGGAAATAGCCGGCCAGTCTGATTCGGCTAATGTCTGCCGCGGTCACCACATAAAAAACGGAACCAGCAAAGGCGCCAAAAACGACGCCGTAATCAATGCCTGTTGCCAGGCCAAACACGCTGGCGCCAGCGAGCCCCGCCGAAGCTACTGCGGTTCCCGATATCGGTTCTGCGGACATTTCGCCCCCTCTTATTGCTGTGAGTCCTCTCATAAGCGAGGGGAATGAAAAAGGCCTGCACAATGGCAGGCCCTAAATTAATTGAGGAATTTGCAGCGACGGAACTCTGGGATTTGAGAAACCAATAATCAGGGCTGGTCTACTACCTATTTTTTGGCGTTCTGCTCCGCCATCTCGATGTATCGAGGGTCACTGGCACGCGGTAGCTGGATGCTCTGCTCACGATAGTAGCGTACTCGCTCCATGAAATACCCTCGCAAATGCTCAGGCTGCTCCCTGGCTACAACCTCTGCGACTACCGGCATATTCAGGCGCTCTTTATAGGCGACGCCGGAGGCGGCCAAGTCGACGTTTACTTTGTCCTGCTCTTCTTTTGTTTTTGCTGCAATGTTCCAGTTTGACATGAAAAATCCCCTCTTGTGATTCTGGAGATTATATATCAAAGGAAGTGAAACAATTACTTTGTCAAAGGCACCCGGGGATGCCTTTTGCAGAGTATTAGGGTTTTCTTTTAAATGGCCAGCACCGGCACACGACCAGCGCGGCTACGATAACCGCCAGCAGCACCATGTCCATCAGCATGCCGGCAAGGCGCCAGGCTACGAGCAGCAGAACAGCAAACAGCGCCCAGAAACACAGCCTGCGCATCATGGTTACTTACCGTTTGTGCCGAGAACGCGGCTCAGGTTTTTCAGCAGGACGGTGGAGGCCGTTTCCAGCATGTCATCACCAGCGTCGGTATTTGCGACCACCAGCGTTTTAGTGCAGGGAACCTTCACCTTCGAATCACTCAGCCAGCCGGATTCGGTTACCGCCTTTTTAAGCTCGTACACCGGTTTCCCGTTCGGCAGCTTATCGTCAACATGCCAGCCGTTCATGTCGATCATCGCCAGGCCGCTGCCTTCCTGGTTAACGGCTTCCAGGAACTTATTCGACCTGTCCGGCGCGGATACCCAGAGGAAGGCGTCATATTCGCCGGTTGTGACCTTAGCCAGGGAGCGCACGCCGCCTTTGGCATAGGTCTCGACTTTGGCGTAGTCCTTTTCCAGACCCTGCAGGTATTGCCAGGAGGCATACGATCCGCTGGTGGGCTCACCGACCGCAATTTTCACACCGGATTTTAAATCCCCCTCATCGCTGACTTTGCCAGCCTTCTTCACCGCGACAAAAACGCATTCATCAGCCAGCTCACCGATGATGTCCACTTTTTGTGCTTCGTTGACGTGACGGCCACGCCAGTATTGAAAGGCATCGGCCTGGGTAAATCCAATCTGAGCGGCGCCGCTGGCCACCTTATCCAGATTATCCAGCGAGCCTTTGCTGGGGATCACCGTCGAGCTGTAACCATATTCACTCATTGCGCTGGCGAGGTTCACGCCGTACACCGCGTTGTAGGTCAAACCCTGTTGACCCGTGGTGATAACGACTTCAGCAGCCGAAGCGGCATTACTCAGGCACAGCGAAGCGACCGCGATTGCGGCCATGATGACTTTTTTCATGTGACTTTCCTTTTGAGGTGAGCCTTCGCCCGGAGTAGTCGCCCTGCAGAACAGTCACAACGACCATTCCAAAGGCTCACCCCGAAAAGCTCTGCAGGTTTATGCGCCGGGCGTGGCGCGAATATGAAAAACCAGCTCGAAAGCTGGCAATGAAGGTAATTGCAAAATTGTGATGAAAGTGTATTTCCTAATTTCTAGGAAATTGATATGATGTTTTTACGGTAAGGCAACGGGCCGACCGATAACCAAATGGGGTTTCAAAATGACTACTATCACTATCAACACCTACGATGCCGCCAGCCGTTTCAACATGGATGAGGCTGAAGCCAAAGAGTTTTTCTCTTATGTGGAAAAAATGGCTATCGAGTCTGGGCATGAAGTTGCATTTGCTCACACAAACTACGTGGATGAAGAAAGCGAAGCGTTTGTTGAGTCCTGCTTCCAGAGCTACTAATCATCAACCCAGGCCCTGCAAAAGCAGGGCTTCCATCTGCAGGCATAAGTATGAACAGCATAGAAAAACTAACCGCAGTTGGTAACGCGGTCTACGGTAACAACTGGCAATCCCCAATTTCCCGCGCGCTCGGGATTACCGACAGAACAGTGAGGAATTTCATTTCTGGCAAATCACACCCGAAAGATTTATCCGTCCGCCTCATCACAGCACTGGAGAATGAAATGGCAAAAATTAAATCAGCAATCGACATCGTCAACAGCGACAAGGTGAGCGGCGACGACGTTACTATTGAGGTGATCACCGAAATTGCAGACCAGTACGAATACTCTGATGAGCAGGACAGAAAGTCAGCTATTGACGCTATGAATAACGCCGTTTACGAGGAAACTTTTCTCTCAGACCTCGACGCTATCGCGCGTAATTTTTCCGCCAAGAGTTGAGGCCCAAATCCCCGCGAACACGAGCCTGTTGGTTCCGCTTACTGATACGGAGCGACCAGCCGCAGCTGTCGCAGATTCAAATTGTGGCCCTGCTTTGGAGTCACTTTGCGCTCAGCTGGGACGTGTAAGTTTCGCATCGTGATCGGGATTCGCTTCAGACGCTGGCCCCGCTGCCATTTAAGTGCCGGTTACGTTTATCCGGCGGCTTCCGCCCGGTTTAGCCCTAAGGTAAGGGATTGGGTTGTGGTGGCGACCCTTTCAGATCGCAGTGATGATGTTTCCCTCCTGTCCTCATCCTGACAGTTACCCCTGCGTATTACTCATACCGGGCTTTAATCACCACAACGGAAAGAGCGCTGCGGACTATGACTGTTAGTTGATACTATGCGCGCTGCCAGCAACTAACTTCTCATCCCAGACGATCGCCTCTGACTTGTATTGGCCACGTCGTCGCAGGACATTACCCCTGCCTCTCAATGCTCTTACCTGTTGTGCGCTCCGTTTCGTGGAGCAGACGCCGCCGGAGTCGCACCGGCAGAATCATCACATTGGTATATGGTGCTGGTTGACGGAATCGAACCGCCGACATCCTGCTTACAAGGCAGGCGCTCTACCAACTGAGCTAAACCAGCAAATTGCGCATTTCGCTGACCGTTTGTTCAAATCGCTCGGTTTCCAGTTCAACACCGATTCCACTCCGCCCGAGCAGAGCAGCTTGCTTTAGTGTGGACCCCGAACCAGCAAAGAAATCAGCGACGACATCCCCTGGCCGACTGCTTGCAGAAATGATCTGCTGAAGCATATCGGCAGGTTTTTCGCATGGGTGCTTACCTGGATAAAACTGAACCGGCTTATGTGTCCAAACGTCGGTATATGGCACCGTGACCGACACGCTAAATGGGCGCCGTAACCGGTAATACTCCTGCTGAAGTTCAGAATACTTCCGGTTAAGTGATTGCCATGTAGCGACAAGCTGGTGGTGAGGTTTTTCCAGTTCGTTGCGTGAGTGCTTATCCATGGCGATTTTTTGAAACAGAGCCTGCAACTTCAAATAATCGGCTTCATTCGGCAGTTGCCACTGGCTAAGGCCAAACCAGTGGGAAACCATATTTTTTTTACCCGTGGCTTCTGCAATCTGGGCCGACGTCACGCCAAGAGATTCCCGGGCATCCCGGAAGTAAGAAATTAAAGGCGTCATGACGTGTTGCTTTAACTCATTACACTTTGCGGCATATCCATCGTCTTTGGGCCTGTATGGCCCCTGATGATGGTCGGCAAAAATGATACGCTCAGTGGCCGGGAAATAAGCGCGTAAGCTCTCCTTATTGCAGCCGTTCCATCGCCCTGATGGCTTAGCCCAGATGATATGGTTGAGCAGGTTAAACCGCTCTCTCACCAACAGCTCAATATCCGCTGCCAGGCGGTGCCCACAGAACAGATACATGCTGCCGGCAGGTTTTAACACTCGCCAGAACTGTGCCAGACAGCTATCCAGCCAACGTAAATAGTCCTCGTCCCCCTTCCATTGGTTATCCCAGCCGTTTGGCTTCACCTTAAAATAAGGCGGATCGGTAACAATAAGATCAATGGAGTTATCGGGTAGCGATGGGAGGTATTGCAGGCAATCAGCATTGATTAATTCAATACTGGATATTTTTACAGTATTTTTCATAGATCAGTAAGCGTAACTCTGATAGGCTCACTTTGCTTTTGCGCTAAAGCAGTGGGCCGTGGTTAGCTTGTGACCTGAAAGCATGAGCTGATGGCTGGTCGGGTGCTACAACACCCACCAGCCGCCCATTTTCACAGCAAAAGCCCCCATTACTGGAGGCGCTTATAACATCCGAACTGATAATCAGATAACCCCGCCATTACCAGCTGCGTAAGTATGAGCTGGCAGCGTTCGCGGCTCAGGTGAGTATTCTGAGCAATCTCCCCAGCCGTAGCCGGTTTGTCACTTAACTCATCAAAAACAGCCTTGGCTGTTTCCGTCATATCTTGCTGATTTAGCATGTCTTTTACCTCAAATTAGTGGTGTGACATACAGATAACTCTGGTGACGGTATCCAGCAAGAACTAATTGAAAGAGAAGAAGATTTTATCGATTTTAGCCCATAAAAAAACCCGCTCGCTGGCGGGTTAATCAACGTTGAACATACAAAGCCCATCGTTATAGATAAAATTACACAAAAGCGGCAACTTTGCAAGTAACGTGTCGCTAAATTATGCGATATTTATCAAATCAGACACCTTTGTCACACGTTTAAGTTGTGAGTCGGTATAACTCTCTTCCTCAAAGCATTTTGTAACCAGACTTTCATAGAAAGGTTTCCAGCTGTATCGCCAGGTACGTTCTGGCAGACCAGGCAGCTCAGAGAGCATACCTCTGTAAGCATTTGAAGACTTAGGACGACTATAACCGCGGCCTTCACAACGTTTACATACTTTGTAGACAGGCACTCCCTGCAGCTCTGACTCTTTACGGTCCAGGGTTTTTCCCGTACCGCCACACTGGCATCGCTTGCTGATTTTCCCGGTGCCGCCGCATTTGAAGCAGAGAACATGGTCAATCTCTTCCACCTGACGTTTTACTTCAAAATCCGAAGGTGACTGCCCGAGGTCTTTTGCCCATTGCGGTAATCTCATTTTGTAGTGGCTTTTTTCCACCATTGAGGTTTTTTTTATGAAGCCTGAACCAGAACACTTCCTGCAATCTACGCTGTCAGCTGCAGACGAGGCAAAGTCGTTATAAGCGAACCGAGCTATTATCAGCATACACAGCGGGAACTTCTTCCCTGCTGCTTTTCTTATCGATCGAGGCGCTTTTGATTTTGCATATTCAGCCAACCAACTGACGGATGCCTTTCTGTCATGTTCGCTGATTCCAGCTTTACCCAAAAACATTGACAGGCCTATTCCTGCCTCTGCCTGTGTCATCCCCAGTGCGGCCATTACATCTGTCACCGTGAGTTGCTCGCTGGCGGTTGCACGACCGCTATCGGAAATATGCATTCCTTTGGGCGCGAAAAATTTGGGAATTGATTCAATATTCATGCTCAGTACTCCATACACTCAAGCTTTTACAATGACGCCGATACCCATTACCCGATCCAGAAAACGAGCCCACAGCTCCAACTGAGTGCCATATTTCTTTTCGAACTCTGATGTATTGGCGTGTAATTCATCGTGATGCACTCTGCACAGTGGTATCACGAAGAGATCATGGGCCTTGGTGCCAGTTCCCCCCAGACCATTCCCTATTATATGGTGTGGATCGTCTGATGGTTGCCTACAGCATTCACATGGCTGAGTTTTAACCCAACGTGTGTAAACTTCGCAGGTCCAGCGCCGGCGCTTTGGGCGGCGCATAAATGATTCGGGGCTGTTCGGATCGACACTAAGCCTCAGAATGGGTTTACTTTCAATCTGAGGTTGCTCAATGAGTACGCTGGCGTCCGCCAGGTCTATGCCCTCAACAAGATCCTGAAGGATTTCACCTGCAGCAAATGACGGGACAATATCGCTATCCTTATAAACGGACAGGAAAGGTTCCTCAGGCAGTCTTAAGGCCTGTTGCGCCATCGTCTCGGTTATTGCGTCAGCAATGCCGGATTTCACAGCCCACCAGCAGAGCTCCGCCATCGATAATTCGCGCTCCTTATTGTATCCAAGGCTGATCAGCACCCTTTCAATCACCCACTGAACCAGATTCTGATAAGCCAGCTCTGACAACATTTCGGTGGTCTGCTCACGTAATTCATTATCACAATGCCAGCAGACAACCATGGCGCCAGGCGGATGCCGCATAGTCACTAATTCATGGTGGTGATAGTGGGAATGCGGGTACTGGCACTCTCTGACATGTCGTAGAAGCCAGGCCTCAAGAGCGTTAATTCCACCAGCTGCGTTAATAACCCTCTCATCCCTCATGAAAAAACGCAGAATGTCCATTTCTGCAAGGGGCTGACGTGCATCGGCGATCCGCCCAGTGGGCAGTGTTTTCATCTTCTCTGGCTGACACTCTATCAGGACACGGCCGCCGGTAAAGAGAGACATCAATTCGCGGCCTGGTTTGAAAAGAACAACGCCCAGGCGCGGCACAATTTCCGGAGTAAGCAATGCTCGCACAATCCCCCCTAAACAGTCAGATCTTTAAGCTTCTGCACGGCTTTACCAACTTCAGCCATAGCATCTACGAACTCGTCAAACTTCCTGCTGGCCATTCCATATGCCTGGAGAATCTCCAACTTCAAGGGATCGAGCTGTTTCTTAATTTCTGCACGATCCCCGGCTTTTTTCTCCGCTTCCTCTGCCGCTTTGATCAAGGCGTCAGCCTGTTTACGTAATGCTTCCGGAGTTACTTCGAGCTGTTTATTCATTTTGCATTCCATCGTCGGCTGAGGAGGTGTCATTACAGGCGCCACAGATTTGTGACCATATTTCGGGTGGTGCAAGGTAGTAGACCTTCCATCATCTATCACGCAGAGCATCCCGCTTTCCCGGATAATATCGATCAGAGTCTCTTTGTCTTTTCGATTGAGCCCGCTATATGCCGCCACTTTGTGCGTCAGGTGGGTAAGCGTTGCGCCTTCTGGTTGCTTCTCTACAAAACGCTTTACCCTGGAGAGAACTGGTTGCAGGTGTGGAGGTGTCATTCTCATTTTCATCCCCTTACTGCGTAACAATGCCAAGCAGCTTCATAAGCTCAGGGAACTTGGATTCAAAAAAATGTGGCTGAGTCTCCCGGGGATTCGCCGGACTGGTTATGTTTTTCCCATACAGGCATCCTTTTGCCGTAACAGACCAGAATCTTTTCACGCCATTGATACCTGTTCGGCTACGGCGCTCCTTCTGCTCGACTATGCCGTGGCCCGCCATAAGGTGATAAGCCTGGTTCGCGGTCATTCTGATGTTATTAGCTTTAAGTAAAGCGCTGAGAGAAAGTGTTGGCCTGCTTGAACCGTCCTGCGCGCCAGCTGGCGCATCAATGGCATAAGAGGGCATTAAATCAGGCAACCCGGCCACCTGCTGAAGCTTCTGATATGCCCCGAGCTTTGACGAATTGGAGAGATTGAGCATTTTGGCTGCAGATTCCAGAAGGATTACACCAGCCTGGATGCGATCGGTATTGACGGTTGCAGCGCCGGCAGTGTGCAGCGCGTCAAACGTTCTGATGACCTTCAGATTAAAAACAGCGCTGATCCACATCGCGTAGGCGTACACCAACTCACGGCAAACATATGTGCCTTGCTCATTGCCTCCACGGATGACACTTACAGGTTCTGATATATCCGAGTTGCTATTTTGCAACTCGCCTATCAATTGCGCGGTTTGTTCGTTGCGCAGCCAGAATGCTGGCTTGTGGCGATCAAGGGAACCGGATGCACGATGGAGATCATTTAGGCAATAGCGACCAAGGACATCACGACGAACAGAAATACCATCGATGACAAAAAAAGAGTGATTATTGGATGCAGCAGCACCCATGACGTGGTTAGTCATAGTTTTCTCCATACATTTTTATGTGACGAAGGGCCTGCACGCCCGTTTCGTTTGCACACCTTGAGATTAATGCTAAGTTGCATAGACTTCAACCTACCACTGAACAAACATCCAGCGTTTTTTCATACGCCGATATCGTGATTTCTACCCGCCCTCCCTTGACGTTTTCACCCCATTCAATAGCCATCCGCTTAACCTGGTTGTCATCCTCCCAAATACCGGCATAAGTCAAAGCATCAAGCAGTGCCTTGTTGTAGTTGTCCAGATCGCGTCTGCGGTAGTCCGGCGGATAGAGAATAATTTCTACTGCTGCTGGCGCGGTTGATGGTTTGGGTATTGCACGCAGTTGCTCGATGATCGCTGAGCGTACGGCATGCTTGAATTTACGACCTGCGGCGCTGACAAGGTGTTTACCTTTGGCGGGCCCCTTATTCGGGGATCGCCAGTAGGTGTTCACGCTGGGCGGGAATGGAAGTAAAAATTTCATTAATCCTCCAGAACCATTTTTAGTTCGAAAGGCACGTCGCCACCGCAATAGCAGAGTTGCCCCAGGTCCGACATGAGACTCCAAAGCGTCATTGCTGAATAGCCATCGTCATCTGTCGCCGGCGGCACGAACTCTCCGAATATTCCCGGATGACGGATACGATTCTCCTCGTGTTGGCTTTTCAAATGCCTCAGGGCTACGTCATAAAGCTTCACCTTTACGATGCTGTTGAGGTTAACTGAAACCTCCCTGGTCAAAAGCGAAGTGGTGATGCTGATACCGCGGGAAACCCCGCGGGTAATTTTGATGGCACCCTTTCTCTCCAGTGCCTTGAGGTGGGTTGCTGCTGCATTGGGGGACCGGCACCCCAGCATGCCGGTCAGTTCGTAAGTTGTAGGCGGAAAACCATGTTTACGCTGATATTCGATCAGGAGGTCCAGGACCTCCTGCTGCCTTAAGGTCAAGGAAGTCATGCTGCCTGCTCCTCTCTGTTCACGCACATTTCGGGTAAGTTGGCGCGTACCAGCGCTTCGGCGAACGGTGGCGGAACGGCATTGCCACAGCGCGCGACCTGCTTATCTTTCGCGTACTTCACGCCGCGGTAATCCTGGTCAATGATGTACCACTCGGGGAAGCCCTGCGCCCGGTAAAGTTCGTGTGGCTGCAGCATGCGCATGCTGATATCAACGATGCGGTAAGTCACTCCGCCGATCTCCACCAGCCCGGTGCATTCCTCTCCGCAGTATTCCTGCAGGAACGCCAGCACCTGCTGCGCGCGCTCTTCGTCATAGTCCTCGACCGCCAGAGTCGTTTTAACCTCCCCTACGTGCTGGCCGCCGGCAGTGATAGTCGGCATCGGCTCGTCAGTAGGCTGGCCGTCACGGCAAGTACCGCGCAGCTTAACCAAATGGGAAGTCACCATTGCAGCATCAGCCTTTGTTGTCATTGTCTGCAATGGTTCGCTAACGTCTCGCGGACGACTCTGCCCTGCACGACCACCAACACCGACTATCTGCGCGGTAACCAGCGCGTGGTGATCGACAGTCGTTACTGAATGAGCTGGCTCATCCAGCCCTACGCCCGCCCCGTTATAGTTCCCGCCATAATGTTTCGCCAGGAATGCGGATACCAGTTGTGATTTTCCGCCACCGCCCGCAGTGATTGTTGCGCTAGGTTCGTCGGCACGGTGTCCGATGCTGGCGCCGAACTGCCTGGCGATAACCGGAGCGACGACACAGGCGCGCGACTCTTTCAGGATTGTGTGAGCGGGTTTATCGAGCGGGCGTGGTTTAGCCTGGTACTCGCTGCCGCCATTGCCAGCCAGGAACGGCGCCAGCTCAGCTTCAACGATGCCCAACGCATGCCCATTTCCTCCAGGGCGTTTCGACGTGCCGGCGGTCACCGTCGGTACCGGTTCGGTAACTGGCTGCCCGGTGGCGCCGGTGCGGAATTTTGTCAGATGAGGTACCGCAATTGCGTAGCCATGGGTTTTCGTAATCGTCTGTAGCGGATCGTCCAGCGCCTGTCCCCGGAAACAGTCGTATTTGCCACGTGTCGTTGTGTGATTGCACTTCACGATGAACGGCGAAGCACTTTCGATAACAAAGCGCTGAATGCCGCGGGCAATCCGTTTTAGCGTATTCTCTGCCAGTGACTTTTTGCGACCGAAGATGCTCGGTGCGGGGATTGACCAGTCTATGCATTCCGCAGCTGTACGCCACGGCTCAAGCTGGCCCGCCAGCACGGCGGCAGACTTCGGATCCCCGTGCGTGGCTTCCGGCCAGACTATCGGTTTCCCGTCCCGGCGCATCACCATGAAGAACCGCTTACGGATGGTCGGCGCGCCATAATCGCAGGCGCGCAGCTCGCGAAAATCGACGACATAACCCAGCCCGGCAATTAAGCGTTTGGCCTGCTCGCTATCCGGTGAAAACTCCAGAAACTCGCAACACTCCACCAGTGCAGGATGATCTGCTGGAATACCGGTGGTCAGCATCCCGACAAATGCATTGAAAGTTTCACCGATGCGTGCCGGATCCGGTCGCATTTCTGCCACGAGTAACGGACCCCACGTTTTAAACTCTTCGACGTTTTCCAGCATAATGACTCGCGGGCCAACATCCAGCGCCCAACGAATGACGATCCATGCCAGCCCTCGAATAGCCTTCTCTACTGGTTTAGCACCTTTCGCTTTAGAAAAGTGACGACAGTCAGGCGAGAACCATGCCAGGCCGACAGGCTTGCTACTGGTAGCGGCTAATGGGGATACATCAAACACACTTTCGCAATAGTGAAGCGTGTCGGGATGGTTAGTGCGGTGCATAGCAACGGCGTTAACATCGTGGTTAATAGCAATATCAACACTGCGCCCTATTGCCAGTTCAATACCTGTACTGGCTCCACCGCCGCCAGCGAAATTATCGACAATAATCTCACGCATGAGCGGTCCCCCTCATGCTGCCGACAAGACCACCAGCAACGGTGATGATTTCGCTGGTGGGCACGCGCTCCAGCCACAACTGGTTAATATGGGCCTTCAGCTTGTTCTGCTGGGAGAACTCCAGATCCTCTGCGCCTTGTACCTGTCCAAAGACGAGTCCAACTTCCAGTGGCCAGATCCGGGATTCAGGCTCAGCCAATGATGCAACAGCATCGGGGATGATCACTTCAGGAGACTGAACTGGCAAAACTGGTGACAGGAATTTTCCTGCAGCAAACTCAGCCAGCGCCATACTTGCGCGCCCTTTTGCTTCCAGCTCAACGCGATCGATATAACTAAAATGTTCACCGCGCCAGGTCTTATCAAATACCGCAATGGCCCCGGCAAAGAATGCGCTGGTGGGCTTCTGCTTTTCGTCGGCCGGCACAAACCACGTTGGGAGATCGAATCCAATACGACCACGAATAAACATGATGTGATCGGCATATTCCGGCCACCATGTTTCACTTGTTGCTGACTTCACGAGGTAAATGTAACGACCACCCTTTTCACGCTGCTCGGCGGTATAGTTCATAATATGAGTCATGCCAGTGATGGCTTGTTTTTCATGGTACTGCGAACGGCTATACGGCGGATTAGCAAAGGCCGCTCCTCCGAGTTCTACCAGACGACCAGACCAGTCCTGCGTCAGCGCATTATCTTCAGCGGTATACCATGCCGGGCATTTTGTATTGCTGTCGTCTGCAAACAGGTCCAGCACCAGCGGGCCAAACATAGCGTTAACGCCCCAGAACAGCAGATCAGGGGTACGCCATTGATCCCCGACTTCTTTCAAATAATGCGAACTTCGCTGGCGCTGTTCCTCAAGTGCCAGGCAATAAGGGCTGACGGTTTTTGTTAAATTTTGCTCTTCTGCGGTCATAGCTTCTTGTACTTCCTGACTCATAGTTTTCCCCTGCGCTGATCAGCATTAACAAGTGCTCTCAGTAACCAGTAACGGCGATCAAAGCTGAAAAGGTCATTTCTGAGGAGTGCATATTTTCTGCGAAAAATAACGTCGTGCTGCCACCAGTAACGCCAGTGATGCAAACGCACAAGGCGCCGGAGACTTATCAAAATCCTCTTCAATCGGAGCACAAGTCACCTCCGCAGTAATTTCCGGCCAGATAGCATGACCCGGCGGAATCATTCATGTTTCTGGCGTTTCGAACAGAAGCATTCTTAAGACGCAGGTATCGCTCTCTTGCTTTAGCCGTACAGTTGCTGTCACAAAGTTGCTGCCATACCGTCGCCGCACGGCGGTAATAGCGTTTCTCTTCCAGCTTTTTGGCTGTCGCTTCAAGGGCAAGAATCTCCCCCGAAAGCCCACCAGGCTGGTACTCTTCAATATCGATGGATCCCGCTACGAAGTAGATAAACCCACCAGTAACTTCAACGCTGGCAAGTTCCCCGTCGTAGTAAAGGCGATGAACAGCGCTCTTCACTGTTACCGGTTTGGTTCCAGGAAATGCAGCAGTGATATCGCGCAGCATTTTGCCGGGATTCTTCTCAATAAATTCAAAGATCGACTTGGCTATGTTCATCCCCGGAACCCCCGTGGAATTGTGGTTTGTACTGGACTAATTGAATTAACATCCCGCGGTCTGGTTTTGTCCCACGACTCCCTTGGCGGGCGGCCTTTAGCATCCCAGCGGATAGCGCTTTGCAGATATCCCTCGAATTTTTTAGGGCCGAAAAGTGTCTCGGGTCGCATGTACTGGTATTGCTCGTCGTTGCCATGCCAGTGCTCATGCTTGACGTCGATTACCAGTTTCAAGTCGCTAACGGTATGACCTTCGCGGAGGCGGGCGCGAATGTTCTCCAGTGAGGTCTTAGATTTCTGGTAACGGGAACCGCTGACCAGATTCAGGTGTGCCAGAACTTCGATCGCGTTATCGGTAATAACAACTTCAGGATCCGGCTTATCGTCGGGTTCCGCAGGAGCCCGACAAGAAGGTTTTTTAGATGACGGATCTAATGACGGATCTAATGACGGATCGCCTTCAACCATTGAGGGGTCCTCCCGCAATATTTGAGGGGGTACAGACCCATTATTTGAGGCATCAGAATTTGACCCCTCAAATTTTGAACCCTCAAATTCTGAGGCATCAAATTTTGATTGTTCACGTGGCGTTGCGTAGAAGATTTTTGCTTCAGCTGCTGCACGTTCAAGCATGTCCACATTGAGTTTATAAACGTTCGAATTATTCTTTCCACCCACGCGCCGTTCCTGCTTCTTCAGCCAGCCTTTAGCCTGAAGCTTTTTGATAGCGCTGCGGACAGTATTCTCGCTCTTGGCGCCGATCTGTCGCTGAATAGTGGTTACCGCTGGCCATGACACACCTTCGTCATTACTGAAATCTGCCAGGCGAGCCATGACCGCTATTTCTGAGATTATCAGCCCTTTGAAAGCGCATGCTTCCCATACGAGGCCGTGTAATTTACTGCTCATGGCTGCCCTCTACTTCCCTGAACTTGCGTTGAAACTGATCGAGTGGGCTAAAGCACTCGTGGGAATAGCCTTCCCGCAGGTAGATGACGCGACGTGTCTCAGGCTCCCAGCGGATAACTCTGACTGGATTGCCATAGTGGTCTTTGAACTTCCGGTTAACTTCTCGCATAACGCTTTTGCCCTCCGGTTAAAGACCCCCACAACTCCGCGTGCCCGACTGTGGTTACACTCGACCCATTTACCGCATACCATGCGCTCATACCGAAACGACGAAACGCCCGGGATCGGGTACATCCGTAGTTGCGGTAATTGAAGATTTACGATTAAATTGCTCATGCGGATTATTTCTCCATACACAAAGATTTATTCGCCACGACGCCCGGAGCTGCACACTCGCGGGCGTCACTCTTTTCTGGAGTACAAAAAACGCGAAACAGAAGCGCTACATGCTCCTGGAACTTTGCCATCACCTGATAGCTGTTCTGCTCAATCTGAGCCTTTTCATCGGCATCAATAACCCCATCAGCAGTTGCTTTACGAATGAAGCTGGAGTGTTTTCCAATCCACTCAATCGACTCCATAAGGCGTTGATTAATGTCGCCATTGTCCACGTCTTCGACTTCAGCGAGCGGAACAAAGACGCCGTTGGAGTGTCGTGCGATAGCATTAGCTATATGATTTGTGCTCGCTGCACGTTGGAGTACCATTGCCCAACCGAGTGGGAATATCTGATCCCCTTCTGCGCGAAGTCGGTTAAAGAGCGCGTTTTCTGTAACGCCTAACCATTCAGCTGCTTCTGCGTAACCCCCGTCCAGTTCGGTGATAGTCTTTTTAATCGCGGCCACCAGCCACGCCGGTTGCTTCTCTACTTTCCATTCAGGTTCTATACCCACGGCTTACCCCCTGCGTCTGTGGTTACTGCTGAGTCGTTGGATTGATATTCTTGTGATAGAGGGAAGCGTCGTACTTCAGCCTTCCATCTGTGAGCCGCTCAATGTAGAGCGCTTGTTTTTCGGGGATAACATCTCCCCACTGGCATACAGCACTATGGGTCACTCCCAGAGCTGTAGCGGTTTTAGATATACCGCCATAGAACGTGACGACTTTAGCTTTCAACATGGATTACCTCCCCTATAAAGTTAGCATACTTACATGCTATATCGACAGCATACTTACGTCAATAAAATGTAAGATTGCTAACGTGTAATCCGGAGGAGATTTTATGGATACCGTTGGCAGCAGATTAAGATTTAGACGTAAGCAGAAAAAACTTACGCAACGTGATGTTGCTGAGTGGGCCGGCGTCAGCGCGTCTGCGGTTACACAATGGGAAAATGATTCCACCAAGTTATCAGGCGAGAATCTTGTATTGGCATGTCAGTGCCTGAGATGTTCTCCCGAATGGCTTATCTTCGGTACAGGCGATATCGAGAACGGTATCAACATTAACCTGATATCTGTTAGAGAAGTGCCTGTTATATCTTGGGTACAGGCAGGTAACTGGACCGAGGTTATTGGCGACCCAGCTAACGAACTGGTTAAAACTACAAAGAAGCTATCTGAATCAGCTTTTGCATTACGTGTTAAAGGTCACTCGATGACTTCGAGCCAAGAGCTTAGCATTCCTGATGGTTCGGTTGTCATTGTCGAGCCAGAATACGGTTTTGTTGATGAGGCAAATGGCAAAATTGTGATAGCCCAAACCGTTACTGGTGGTGAAGCGACCATTAAAAAGCTCGCCATAGACCCTCCATTTTCCTATCTCATACCTCTAAACCCGGCGTTTAAGCCTATAGAGGTGAACCAAGATACAAAACTGATCGGTATAGTTAAGCAAATAATCATCGATCTCTAAGCCCCAGAACCCGCATCCGCGGGTTTTTTATTACCCCGCCACAAAAAGTAAGCTTTCTTACATTTTCCTCTTGACTTAAAATGTAAGCATTCTAATATTACATTCATCAGCACACTTACTTTACGGTGAGAGGCAACCAAGATGAATTCAGCACAACGCCGCAAGGCATACCGCAAGCTACCAAAAGCAGGAGGAATTGTAATTTTACGCGGCGTCCCTCGTTTAGTTCTGGGGCTGTGTACATTCAATAGCTTTACTGGCGAAGAACGTAGCAAACCATCAGTAAACCGTATCAGAGTTCAAATGTCAGGCGGCTCAACGGCAGCCCCTCTGGTGCGTAATTTGAAGTTTTGATTTGAAACAGGTGTCTTCGGGAGGGGTTGCGGAGCTGGATTGACCACCAGCAACAGAAACTCACCCGACATACAGCAGCCGTTTAACCCACGGCGTCGGGGGTCCAGTAGACCTGGATTAATACTGTAGGGGTTGTGCCGGTTGGTCGCCGGCGCCCCGCCCGAAGATTCCTGATCGAACATGGCGAAAGCCGACAGCGTTGAAGGCGATTTTCTCGGTTTGCGCGCTAAACAATAGCGGGGGTGAAATCGGGGCGGAGAAGCAGAATCCGCGATGTCGGGACTTGATACTTCCGGCCATACCAACAAGCCGAATGATCGCGTAACGATCCTTTGCATCTGCCCCGGCGAGGTGGCGCCGCCGGACCGGGGTAGATGAATCGTACACAACATGAAAGCGCATTCCATCTTCATCCGTCGTGGGGACTGGTTTGTAACTGAAGGAGTGCGCTTCCAGTTGTGAACGGCAATATTCACGACCGTTGTATGGCACATGCAGCGTTAGCAGCCCGGATAGTTCCCTTGAAGTTCCATGCGCTATCCGGACAACTGGAATGTGCAAGCCAAGTGTTTCAGGCACGACGTGCGCCCCACCAGCGCGGCGAAAAGGTGTGACCCCCGGGAAGAGTCCGGGACACAACGATGAGAGCATTGACGAGCAAGGCACAGAGTCTGGTTCGATTCCAGACGCCAGGATAGTTCTATATCTGGTGATGGGCAGGGAAAAGGTCCGTTCGATTCGGACACCGGCAGTGCTCTCTTCGTTGTGGTAATTGCGGCTATGCGCACGTGACGAGCCAAACCCGTGCAATGAATGCGCTTCCGGGCAGTGTACGTCGCCGGTTATGGCTTAACCCGGCAGGTGGAGGCACCACCGCCACAACCTAGTTAACTGTGCTGTGTGTAGTCTTGGCGGTTATCCAGTTTTCCACTATCCAAAGGAGGAAGAGGATAACGTTCTGATGGATAACCGCCCTTTTTACACAATACAAAAGAGCATCACCGGGCGACGGGCTCATTACCCAATCCACCCGGGCGGCATCCAAACCGCAGGTGCTCTTCTGTGTTGTGTACGGAGAAATTCCCGGCGGTGGCAGCCGCCTTTCGAGAGGGTAAAACCATGAGTAATGATCGCATGACAGAAGTGCCCGATTTCCTGGGTGAACTGGACGCCGGCGTATTCATGAACAAGATTGCGGCGGCTCTTAATACCACCGCGCTCGGCGTTCTGAACAACGGCAACAAAGGCAAGGTTGTCCTCACCTTTGATTTTGAGCGTATGGGCAACTCTGTTGAAGAGAAGCGCGTCAAGATTAAGCACAAGCTGAACTACAGCACCCCAACTCCCCGCGGCAAAGCGTCGGAAGAGGACACCACCGAAACACCAATGTGGGTCAATAAAGGCGGCAAGCTCACCATCCTGCAGGAGGATCAAGGGCAACTCTTCGGTATCACCGGCACGGTGGACGGAAAGCTTAAAGCGGCTCAGTGATCCGCACGCACAAATTCACTGATACCACTTCGCTAATCAGTTAATAAGGAATTTTTATGTCTCAGTTAGACAGCGGTACTTTTCAGCAGGTTAAAGACCTGGTGCTTTCCGGTTATCACCTGAACGATATCCACGGTCTGGCCTGCCCGACCGCCCTGTTACCACAAAATACAAGCGTTGAAAGCCTGGAGCGTTTTTCTTATGAGCGCTTCCGTTTCCGTGGAGCCATGGACACAACCAGTATTGATGATTTCGTTCGCTATTCTGTTGGTTATGCCCAGGAAGAAGAAAAAGCCCGCTGCTTTATCGATGCGGACAACATGCTGGCCCGTTCTATCTTCAATATCGGCACGCTGGATAACCCAGGTCATGCTGACAACGTCGCCTCGATCAAGCTCAAAAAGACAGCGCCCTTCCGCGCGTTACTGGCGATCAACGGCGATCACCTTAATCAGAAGCAAATCGCCGAATGGCTCGAAGACTGGAGCGACTATCTCACTGCGTTCGATGCTGACGGACAGACAATGAAAATTGCACAGGCAGCGCAGGCGGTTCGCCGTGTCACTATCCAGCAAACTAATGCCGCCGATCATGAAGACGGTGATTTCAGCGGCAAAAAATCACTGATGCAAAGTATCGAAGCCAGCAGTAAAGATGTTATGCCGGTCGCTTTTGAATTTATGTGTGTACCGTATGAGGGCTTGGGCGAGCGTCGTTTCAGTCTGCGCAACAGCCTGCTGAAAAGTAGCGACCCGGTGTTTGTTCTGCGCATTGTCCAGTTGGAGGCGCAGGAAGAAGCAATCGCCAATGAGTTCCGTGACCTGTTGGTTGGCAAGTTCGACGGCAAGCCGGTAGAAACCTTCATCGGTAACTTCAAAGCCTAATTCAAAGCCTGATTGCTCAGCCTTAAATCCCCGCAGCTGCGGGGATTTATTGAAGCGTAATCCTGTAATTAATCGCCACCTGGCGAGGGATTTCTACACCCAAATATCAGCGCTGTGCAGGCGTAACGTATGGAGAAAAAATAATGAGCTTTATTCAAACCCTTTCAGGCAAACATTTTAATTATCTCGATATCCAGCAAGACGCGATCGAGATCGAGGATATTGCCACCGCCCTCTCGCATATCTGCCGATTTGCCGGCCACCTGCCAGAGTTCTACAGCGTTGGACAGCACAGCGTTTTATCCAGCCTGCTCGTACCGCAGGAGTTCGCACTTGAGGCACTTCTCCACGATGCTGCCGAGGCTTACCTGCAGGATATTCCGGCTCCGCTTAAGCACCTCTTACCTGACTATTGCGCAATGGAGATTCGGGTTGATTCTGCAATACGTCAGAAATTCGGCCTGCCGGCTGAGCAGCACCCGACCGTTAAATATGCCGACCTGGTGATGTTGGCCAGCGAACGTCGTGATTTTGAAATCGACGACGGCACCCACTGGCCGATGCTCGAAGGCATTATTCCCACCGACCAATTTGTGATTAATCCCGTCCGACCTGGTCAGTCTTACGGCATGTTCATGAACCGCTTTAACCAACTGATGGAGCGGCGCTAATGGCACATGTGAAAGTGAAAGAATTGGTTGCTGCAGCATACGCTGCAGCACCTGACCTACCACCAGCAGCAGCACAATTAATGCAAGACATAGCGTCAAGGCTGGATGTGACCTTTGTCGCCCTTACAGAGGCAATGGACCAGAACACCGCTATGGCCGCGATGATAGCGAACCTGAGCGAGGTAAACAGAAATGGCTAAAAACTCGATCGATGCTTATGGCGCCAGCGGCAAGACAAACGTTCTGATGTTCGAGCCGGAAAATCTGCATATTGTCACTGACAAGGCTCACCCGCTTTACGATGAGCGTATTCACTTACCTCTCAGTGAAGCCATGGTGCTGAACATCATAGACCAGGGTGTTCTGGAGCCGATTATTGTCTGGAAAGACCCGGAAACTGGGTACTCCTGCGTGGTTGATGGCCGTCAGCGTGTCCGTCATACCCTGGAGGCTAACAGGCGCCTGGCCAAAGAGGGTAAAACTGCGCTGCTGGTTCCGGCTGTCACTAAACGCGGTTCTGCTGTTCGCATGGCTCAGGCAATGGTCAGCGCAAACGAAATCCGCCAGGCCGACACACCGCTCGGCAGAGCCAAAAAGATGGCTGATGCGCTGGAGCGCGGGCATGACGAGGAAGACCTCGCGCTGATGTTCGGCGTCAGCGTCCCCACTGTACGCGCTACCCTATCCCTTCTGGATGCCACTCAGGCAGTCAAAGACGCGGTAGAGTCCGGCACAGTAACAGTTACCCAGGCGCGTCAACTGGCATCACTAAAACCCGAAGAACAGCGGGAAAAGGTAGCCGAAATCGAAGCGGCGACCGCTGGCACTACTGGTCATGAAAAAGCGCGTCGTCAGCGCCAGGTTCTCGGTGAGGCAAAGCCGCGCATCAAATCACGTAAGGAAATCACAAAAGCCCTCGAAGATGCCAGCGGCGAATATGCCGAGGCTCTGCTCTGGGTACTTGGGGAGGTGAAATGAACTTTGAACCTGAAAATTACAGCCGGCGCGCCCTTCTCTGGTTTGCGGCACTGGTAGATGTTGCCGGGTGGGTTGCAGTAGTCGCTGTGACCTGGGGCATATGCATGATGATCGAATGGGTGACGGCATGAACATCTCAACAGTAAACGAGCTCATTCAGTCGCTGGAGTCGGCGGGCGAGCTGTCGATCAAAGAGACAAAGGTTATGGCGCTGGCGAAAGCGTATCTGGATGTGGCTGCGGAGAATGTGGCCGCCCGCAATGCGGTGCAGGTTTTCTGCGATGTTGTTGGGGCGAACACTGACGCTATTTGCGAAGAGGTTGGGCCTGAAGGTGTTAGAGCAATTCTGGCAGCCATGAGTGCGACCGGGAATATGCCAGCCACCGATCGCATCCTCGCTGAAATTAAGTCTAATGCCCTGCCTGCCAACATCGCCGAAATCATCGATAGTGGCGATTTAGAGTCAATCCTATACGCATCAGAAGCAAGCTACTCCGAAGAATATCGAATGGCTTTTTATAACTTCCGCCAGCTGCGCGAGGGGGCCGACAAATGAGCAAGTCATTCATCGTAATTATCCGGAGAGCCTGGTGTAACGAAGGCGGTCACGGTATCGAATATTCATCCGACCTCATCCACTACGAGACCCGCAATGGAGCCATATCACACGGTTTTCGGACTGTAGATAGCGACGATTTCAACATCGGAGTAATTGAAGAAGGCAGTCTGGTTTCGTTTGACTGGATGGAAAAACCGGTTGGTGAAAGCGAGGACACGCTGGCACAGATTGCCGAGCTAATTGGTCTGGAGGATGTCGCATGACAACTGATATCACCGAACTGGCGCAGAGCCTGAAGCGTCGAGCAGCATCAGCAAATGAGTTTGGCGAAAGCCTGTACGTAAAAGCCGACGATGTCCTCGCGCTGGTAGAGGCGCTGGAGAAGGCGGAGCGTGCTAACGGCTACCTTCGCGAGCAGTCTGCTGAATGGGAGCGTAAGGCAATCAGCAACTTTGAGGAATGCGCAAGGCTGAGTCATCGCATCGATGAACTTCTCCCCTCCAGCAGAAACATGCTGATGCCAGCATTGGACGGGCTATCCAGATACCACCTGGTAGACACAATACAAACGGCGGTAGATAACCACTCCGCGCTGCATACAAAGTGGCTGGAAGACCGCCAGCGTATCGCCGAGCTGGAAGAAGCAGAGCAAAAACTCTGTGCGGCTAATGTGACGCTTGATGCTCGGGCGGAATTGGCTGAGCGCCAGCTGGCCGAGATGGTGTCCCGCACCGTGAAGTTGCCAGAAGGCCTGATTAAAGCCGTGAGTTTTTACGAGCAGGTTAAGCGTGAAAATACACCAGTTGAAACAGGCGTATGGAAAGACGCCATTGATTGGGTGCTGAAAGAAGCAACCGCCGCCGCTGGCATCAAGTGGGAGGCTGAGTAGATGGCACTGACACACGATGAACTTTGCCAGATAGCCTGCCGCTTTCTGCAAAACAACGGTTTCAAGGTGGCCTTTCATGACCGGTTCCGAGCATGGACGCCATACGGTGAGCAGGCTGATGCAATCGGCTTTCGCAATGGGGCCAGTTGTCTGATTGAGGCTAAATGCTCTCGTTCTGACTTGTTGGCCGACCGCAAGAAGCCTTTCCGTGTTGAACCCGAGAAGGGCATGGGAGACTGGCGTTTCATGATTAGTGAGCCGGGTATCGTAAATATTGAGGATTTGCCGCCGGGATGGGGGTTGCTTCACGTGGTCAAAGGTCGGGTTAAGAAGGTTCACGGCTGGCCTGGCAACTGGGAGTGGGTTAACCGGGACAGCAAGCCATTTCAGGCTAACAAACAGGCGGAATGCGATTACATGTTTAGCGCGCTCCGTCGCATGGACTTACGCGGCCACCTCAAAGAAGTGTATGACGGCGTGATAGTTAACCGGGCAGCAGAAGGAGCCAACCAATGACCAATAACCAGTTAACAGACGAACGCATTGAAAAAATAGCGGTGTGGCTAGCTACGGAATCTCATTCGCTAAATCTGGAAATGCTGACGTGTTTGCGTGAGCTACAGGAACGCCGCAAGGCCGACAGCGAGCCGGTTGTGTTCACAGATGAACGAAATCTTCATCATATTGCTATGGGCCGAGAAACCTCTTTGATTTGGGGCAAGCAGAACTCAGAGACGGGAGATGTCCCGCTCTATCGCCACGCACAGCCAGCGCCTGACCGCGAGCAGATACGCAACGAGCATGCCGAGTGGTCACAATCAACATTCGGTAATGTTGGCCCGATTGGCCCGCTGAAGCATCTCAGCAAAGAAGCACTGGAAGCCGCTGCCGATCCTAGCGACCTATCGGAATGGGCCGATATGCAATTCCTACTGTGGGACGCCCAGCGACGGGCTGGTATTACAGACGAGCAGATTACCCAGGCGATGATCGAAAAACTGGCGGTGAACAAGCAACGCGAATGGCCTGAGCCGAAAGACGGTGAGCCGCGGTTGCACATTAAAGATCAGCCATCGGCGGTAGGGCCAGTAACAGATGCTATGGCTTACGCATTCCATCATGCGCTAACCGATGGTCCCCTGGGTGATGACGATGTGGAGGATATTAAGATCGGATTGAGAGCAGCTTTCGCTAATGTAACCACCTATCAGCCATTACCAGTAGTGCTGAAAGAGCATCAAATCCGCGAACTAGTAAATAAACTGCGTGATATAGCTATTGAATATCACGGTACACAACAATTGCGTGAGCATATTGCTTGTGTTATCCGCACCGCTATGAGCGCGGTCGCACCACCAGCGCCAAAAAGCGCAGTTATTTAATAATTTCCCCCGGGTGCAGCCGGGGTAATGGAGAAATCTATGCTGAGCCTCGATTGTGTTCCCATCTCAACTTATTGCAAAGAGACAGGCGAAACCCCTGATGCCATAAATAAGCGCATCCAGCGTGGCGTATGGCGTGAAGGAGTACAGGTGCTAAAGGTCGAAGGCGTTAAGGAAAGATGGATTGATCTTAGTGAGGTTGCAAAATGGGCTCGACAAAATCGCCTAAACTCCCGCGCGGCGTAACGATCAGGAAACATAGTACTGGGGAAACTATCAATATTACCTTTACCTATAAGGGGGTGAAATGCCGGGAACCTTTATCAAACCTTGAAGTTAATAGCAAAAACATTAAATACGCCGAGCGAACACTCGGCGAAATTCACAATAAAATTGAGCGGGGCACATTCAATTATGGTGAACACTTTCCCCGTTCGGCACGACTTAAAATATTTGGTAATGCTTCAACAGGAAAAACGGTAAAAAATTATCTCGATGAATACCTTGTGATTTGTGAAACGAGAAAATTATCTCCTTCAACAATCGGCGGATATAAGAAATGTTTAAATGCTTTGGCATCACTTCACGTTTTTCCTGCCAGTGAATTAACACCTGCTGCTTTAAAAACATGGATCCAGAGTCAGAAAACGACATTAAAGACGATTAGGAACCAACTTTCATTCCTACGCTCAGCACTGGATGAAGCTGTGACTGATGGTGTATTGCAGATTAACCCAGTTTCACTGGTGACAGCCTCGCGCTACCAGAGCAGTAAAACCGAGGATGAAAGTGATTATATTGTTGATCCGCTTTCGCCGGCCGAGGTTGAAGCGCTTTTGCATGCCGCAGGTAACAAACAGTGGGAAAACATATTCCGCTTTGCAATTGAAACCGGGCTACGTAGTTCTGAGCTCTGCGCCCTCCGTTGGCGCGATATCGACTTTATCGGCAAAACAGCGCATGTGCAAAATGCCAGCGTAGTGGGGGTAATTAAGGGCACGAAAACTAAAGCTGGAACACGTAAAGTTGAGTTAACCGAAGAAGCCTTGTATGCCCTGACTTCTCAGAAGCCTTTCACCTTTATGAAAGATGCAACGATCTTTGAGGATCCTAAGACAGAAAAACCATGGGCGGGTGCCGATGCGATAAGAAAGAAAGCCTGGGTGCCAACTTTACGTAAAGCTGGGATCAGATATCGCAATCCATACCAGACCAGGCATACGTTCGCGACCCGACATATCAGTCGAGGCGCTAACCTGTTCTGGCTGGCATCACAGATGGGACATAAAGGGCCTGAAATGTTGTTCAGGCATTATGGACGCTATCTCAAAGACTACGATGGGAACTCATCTGGCGACGTCACACTAAAACAAGCCTGAACTCACGTCACAGCTTGAAGTTTCTCAAGTTAGCAACTATCTATATGTATAGGCGAAGAGAATAAATCATATGTATGATATTTTTCTCTTTATTTTCAGATAGTTAAAACGAATCAACAAACGGATATTAAATTATTATCTTGACTTTGTGCAACCCGCTGATAAACAACTTTATTTAATTTCAATAGGACCATGCTTGGACATCGTTAGGACTTGATGGAAGCAGGTACAAACTGATATGATTTGCATCATAAATCAGCAAAATTTTTAAAAACATTTGTTTTCAACTAGTTAACCGCATTGCTAAGTAGCACAACTGGAGATTCTACTATGGAAAAGATCATGAGCGTCGGATTTGGCGAAGGCTAATCACCATACAATTTAAGCAGAAACCAGAGACCTCCTGTTGGAGGTCTTTTGCTATAGGGACACAAGAAATGGCTCGAGTCATCGTTATCGTCTGCATCACTCTTTTCTCAGTCATGATGCTGGCAAGAGGGCTGTACACGTACATCTATCCTGGCAGCCTACCTTTCGATATGGCCATCCTTGATTGGCTGCTTGTTGCTTCAGGCGCTGGTGCGGGAATCTCTTCTATCTTTTGTTTCATTAAAAAGAGATACCCAGATACTGCTGAGTTTCTTCCGATGTTTAGCACCGTTTGCTATTCAATTATTCTTATCGGCTATGCGATTCTCCGTTACACACCAAACTATCAGACATCCCTCTCTATAATGGTAACGGGTATGCTTGTAGGGATGGGATGGTGGATACAGTGCATTACCTCTGCAGCTAATGCTCGGCGTACACATACCCTAAATATGATAATCAATAGCCGTACAAGTCCTGAGTATCAAAAACAGCTCCGCAATAGTACGAAATTTTACCGTGGAATGAGGTATGTTCCACAAGAACTATCAGAGTGGCGCTGTAACCCAGATAAAGACGAATATAAAAATATGATCGTTCCCGACGAATATCGGGATGCGATTAACGGGCTACTTTACATCCTTAACTATTTTGAATTTTTAGCTCAAGGTATTAAGTTCAAAGACCTTGATGATGAGTTACTTAAGGAATGTTTTTCAAGTTTTCTGAAAGGAATTGAACGCCGTGGCTTTCATATGATATTGGAATCTCAAAAACAAGATCCCGCTGCGTTTGAAGGTATTATCTACCTTTCTAAAAAATGGAATGGTTCTTCATTTGTTGAAACGCACCGTGCAAATCCAAACACTGTCGAACTTGGCATCTCCTATCCATCAAATGAGATCGTTGAAAAGATGGTCAGTGGTAAACCGCTTTTGGATAAAGTAGAAGATAACCTCTCAAGTGTCGACAGCAATGAAGCTAGTGGGGCCTAACTTCTGAAAGATTAGTGCCTATGTGACACAGGACCACATTGTGACGCTAAAGTGACCGTAAAAGATACGCAGAAAAAAAATATATAATAAAAATCATAAATATCAATTAATTATTAAATTTCGGACGCGGGTTCAACTCCCGCCAGCTCCACCAAAATTCTCCATCGGTGATTACCAGAGTCATCCGATGAAGTCCTAAGAGCCCGCACGGCGCAAGCCCTGCGGGCTTTTTTGTGCCTTGAATTTGTCCCGCGAAGTCTGATGCCAACTAATTAAATCCGAACCTTTTAGGCACCTTGTTAGGCACCTCGTAAAGCTTTATTGTTTTCGAGGTGCCTAAAACTATGGAAACCCGGCAATGGCAAGACAAACCAAACCTCTATCCGTTAAGGAAATCGAATCTGCTAAACCCAAAGAAGCGGACTACGTTCTCTATGATGGCGATGGCCTTGAGCTACTCATCAAATCCAGCGGGAGTAAAATCTGGCAGTTTCGCTACATTCGTCCTGTCACCAAGAAACGAGCAAAGAAGAGCATAGGTCCCTACCCGTCAGTTACCCTTGCCGATGCCAGAAACTATCGAGCAGAGTCACGCTCTCTCCTGGCGAAACAAATCGACCCACAGGAACATCAGCAAGAACAACTTCGCAGTTCGCTGGAAGCCAAAACTAATACTTTCCAGCTCGTGGCTGAACGTTGGTGGAATGTGAAGAAAGCCAGTGTGACCGAAGACTACGCAGAGGATATTTGGCGCTCTCTTGAGAGAGATGTTTTTCCTGCGATTGGCGACGTTAGCGTTACAGATATTAAAGCTCACACACTGGTTCAGACCGTCCAACCGGTTCAGGCCAGAGGAGCACTGGAAACCGTTCGTCGCCTGTGCCAGCGCATTAATGAGGTCATGATCTATGCCCAAAACACAGGGCTTATTGATGCTGTTCCCAGCGTTAATATCGGTAAAGCCTTTGAGAAGCCGCAGAAGAAGAACATGCCAAGCATTCGACCGGATCAGCTACCTCAATTGATGCAGACGATGCGTACGGCCAGCATTAGCCTTTCAACACGATGCCTGTTCATGTGGCAACTTCTTACCATCACCCGCCCTGCCGAAGCGGCTGAAGCTCGTTGGGAAGAGGTAGACATGGAAGCGCGAGAGTGGAAGATTCCTGCAGCACGCATGAAAATGAACCGCGACCATACTGTTCCATTGTCAGATGAAGCAATTGCGATACTGGAGATGATGAAGCCGTTAAGTGGTAATCGAGAATTTATCTTTTCCAGTCGCATTAAGCCTACCCAGCCGATGAACAGCCAGACAGTGAATGCTGCACTCAAGCGTGCTGGCTTAGGAGGCATACTCGTATCACACGGTTTACGTTCTATCGCTAGTACGGCACTCAATGAGGAAGGATTACTGCCTGATGTCATTGAAGCAGCACTGGCTCATGTAGACAAAAATGAGGTACGTCGCGCTTATAACCGCAGTGATTACCTTGAGCAACGGCGATCGATGATGCAATGGTGGGCTGATTTTGTTATGGCTGCTGATCGCGGAAGTATGATTGAGGGAGGTATGAGGGGAGAGCGTTTAGCGGGATGACGGATAATTAATGACAGTTCCCACTTTAGTAGTGGGCCAGATGAGAATTTATATTTCAAGCGAAAGCTAATAGTTTTAGAAATCAAGCTAATTAGCATAATATCTCTTAATTGAAGGGATATGGAGCCGCAGAAATAAATGAAGACACGGCAGTATGCGCAAAAATCAATCTTCGATCTGGAAGCAATCTTCGAGCAGTCCAGCAACAATGTTAGCGAACTTGAACAGTTGTTGAGCGAGCTGACCTTTCGCAACACTGCCAGGGCGCGGACGCTGACGGCTAAAATCGAGCAATCTCTATTTGCACTTAGCGGCCACAGCGTGGTCGCCATGTCGGCTTCCAGCCCATCAACACGCCATCCCGATTCGGTGTCCATTCAATCTTCTCGAGTTGTGCCCCACAATTCGCCTGCTGCGGAAGAGCAACTGCAACTGAAGGCCATCCCAGACTCTGCCATACGAGAGCAATTCGACAAAGACCAAATCGACCTTGGCCCGATCCCGTCTTTTTCTCCATCAGGTAAGGCGAATGATGCGCGAGCAATACTGGCAGCATGGACAGCCCTCGAAGCACTGTCGCCTCAAGGTTATAAACGCCCAGAGGATATGGCAACCGGCGACCGCTCTAGGGTTGCTCTATTGGAGCGAGGTGTTCCATGGGGACCAAATGCCCGCAGCAAGCCCAGTTATAAGCTTTATTTCGAGGTCATCCTCGGCTCCATCGCTCTCGACAAGGCGACGGACGAGCTGGTCAAGGTTTTTGGCGAGGATGAGGAGCGTTCACGCCCGGACGGTAAGAAAGCGGCCATCGGCTCGATCCTGATCGACAAAGAAGGCTTTGTGCTTGAGAACAAAGGCGTTGCCGTGTCCAGTTTTGCCTGGGCACTCAAGCCGGCTCTCGATCTGAAGCTTGGGAGTTTAGGGAATTGGCCGAATGTTGAGCCGCGCATTATCGAGCATCTGGATCGAATGGTTCGCCACCACAACAAAGATGGAGAACCCATACCGATCGATCTGAATGTTGTTCATAATGCTTATAAATGGCTTGTATCGCAGTTCAGTGTACCCGAGCATTTGGTTGAGCCCCCCACATTCGCGATTAAGGTGTTTCATCATTTCAAGGCTAAGGCGCCGCCTGAACCTTCGTTACTGAATTCCTTCTATCTTGAAGATCTCGGTGAAGCAACCAAATTGCTCGAGACGGGCAAAGCCGGAACCGGTTTGCGCCGCTACATGGGAATTGGCAGACCTGACCAGAAAATTGACGTGCTATCGCCCATTTCCGCAGTTGAGCCGCTCGTCGCACCGTCGCTCATGCCGCAGGCTCGTTGGCCTTCGAAAGGCGGCCATCCACTGGTGCTGCTTCAACAGGCTGCTGTGAATGCGGCGCGTGCTGAGCTGAATGATGCTCCAGGTATCATCGGCGTCAATGGGCCTCCGGGAACCGGAAAGACCACTCTTCTCCGGGATATCGTCGTTGGATGCATTCTCGATCGGGCCACGGCGATGTCCGGCTTCAACAAACCGCAGGATGCCTTTTCCACAACAGGCGAGAAGCTGGCATTCGGTTCCAATGCATTCCTGCACTTCTACAAGTTACATGCATCCTTGAAGGGCCATGAGATCGTCGTAGCCTCCTCCAATAACAAAGCAGTCGAAAACGTCAGTAAAGAGCTTCCTCTCAAGGAAGCCAATGGTCGCCATGAACAGATCGCCTACTTCCGGTCCATCAGCGACCTGATTGCGAATCCCAAACGCGCCGGCTATTTCGAAGCCGAGGCCGAGGGGGGCATCCCCTCCGACACTGTCGAAACCTGGGGGTTGATCGCCGCAGCTCTCGGCAAGAGCAGCAACCGCGGCGCGTTTCAGCAAGGTTTCTGGTGGAATGAAGACGGTGGTTTCCTTACCTACCTGAAAGCAGCTCGCGGCATAAATGTCATGCGTGAGATCAAGGACGAGCGAACTGGCGAAACCATCGATCGCGTGATGCCCAGCGTGGTTGTCAATGAGCGGCCCAGCACCAACGAAGCGGATGCTGCTGCGGCCTGGCAGAAAGCGCGAACCGCCTTTCTTAAACTTAAGGAGACGATAGACGCCGAAATCGCCAGCATCGAAGAGATGCGACGGGATATCCAGGCGCTCAAGGGAGCGATCACCGAACTTCAAAGGGCTGAACAGCGTCGACCGAGTCTGAATGAAGCCGTCGAAGAAGCACACAAGACTGCTGAATCCTGCCAACGAGAGCATGAGAAGGCAAAATCGCAGATCGAGCAGGACAAGATCATGCTCGACAGCCATCTTGCTTGCCGTCCAGGTTTCTTCTCCCGTTTGTTTGCGACTGCGGCCTGGAAGTCGTGGAGATCGACACTGCAGAAGCTCTCGGCGACCTTGCAGCAATCAGTCATACGGGCGCAGGGGACGGACGGTGCCCTAGAGCTTGCAAGGGCTGAGTGGAGCAATACTGAGTCCCAGTTACAGCAACTCGACCAGGAAATTTCCAGCAAATGTCAGGCTGTCTCGAAATTGAAGGCAACCGAGGCACAGGCACGAAACCGTATGGGAGACAGGGTCGTTGATGAGAGGTTCTTCGAGCGCGAGCACGAGTCTATCCACCTCACTGCACCATGGCTTCCCGATGAGGTTCATCGCCTGCGGGAGGATCTTTTCGCCGCTGCCCTGACTGTGCATAAAACGTTCATCGATGCTTCGGCCAGCCGCTTGCAACACAATCTTGGGTTATTGATGTCAGGCATGGTAGCTGGTGCCTTCCAGTCTTCCGCTCACCGTGAACTTCTCCCCGACCTTTGGTCAAGCCTTTTCGTGGTTGTGCCGACCGTGTCCACGACATTCGCCTCTGTTCGGACGATGTTCGGGGATCTGCCACCAGAGAGCATTGGTTGGCTTCTGGTAGATGAAGCGGGCCAAGCCGTTCCTCAGGCAGCAGTTGGAGCTATCATGCGGGCAAAGCGCTCCATCGTGGTAGGTGACCCGTTGCAAATCCCACCTGTAGTTTCACTTCCTGAAAAGCTGAACGCCGAAATCTGCAAGTTCTTTGACATTGACCAAGTCGAATGGTCTGCCCCCGCAGCATCTACGCAGACCCTTGCTGATCAGGCATCGCGCTTCAAATCCACTTTCGTCATGGACGTAGGTGATCGAGAAGTCGGGCTGCCATTGCTCGTTCACAGGCGTTGCCAGAACCCAATGTTTGATGTTTCTAACTCCATCGCCTATGCCGGGCAGATGGTCCATGCTGTCGGGCCTAAAAAACCCGGATCTATCGGCTCGGCTTTGGGGAGATCTCACTGGGTGGATATCAATGGCGATGCTGAGACGAAGTGGTGTCCCGACGAGGGCGAAGCGGTTGTGCGAATGCTCAAAGAGCTGGCAGCATCGGGCATTACAAATCCGGACGTATTTATCATCACACCATTCAAGATCATAGAGCAGAACATGCGTCGGCGTCTCGACAGTGAAACTGATCTGCTTCGAACGTTCGGCGTAAAGCTGGATGAATGGTGCCGTGATCGTGTAGGCACAATCCACACGTTCCAGGGTCGAGAGGCGGACACGGTAATCCTGTTGCTGGGTGCGCCGAAAGCGAGTCAGCAAAGGGCACGTCAGTGGGCGGCAAGCCCACCAAACATAATCAATGTAGCCGTCTCACGCGCCAAGCAAAACCTGTATGTGGTCGGCTCGGCTGCTGCATGGACAGGGGCGGGAACTAGCCTTCAGGTCCTGCATCGGCAATTGGCGAAATCAGCCTAACAATCTCCGAGGTGGCCCTCATTATTGAGGGCTCATCGCGACTCATTCTTGGCTAACTTCAGTAATGGGCTGGCCGCTATGTGTTAAAATCTGACATTGCTCACATAATAGTCAAGCAGTCACTTTTCACCGCCCATCCAAGCTTGATAATTCTTACCGCTCCCCTTATATCCACACTGAGGAATAACCTCTGACATGGCTAAGGAGTATGATTATGGGGCTTAAACCTGGTCCAAAACCAATCGCAAAATCAACAGGAAAACCCGATCAACGCAGACGTGATAATAAGGATACACCCGGCAATACCCCAGGACTGAAACCAAGCAAATCAACTGGGAAGTAATCGTTCAAGGGTATGGAGAATTCATCTATACCCTTATCTCATCAAATCAGTCTGCTTTAGCCCGTTTAGTGCCAGGAGCGGACGTTGGCTTGAAGCGTCTCTTTTCTGTGATGCTCGCCAAGAGTAGCGGATCTATAAAAAAACACTCTATCCGGTATAATCTCTTTCATGTTTTCTTTTCGGTATCTAACACCATGAGCATGTCAGCATTACAACCGCAGATAGTTAAAGCAATGAAACCAAAACATGGAAAGGATTGGATGTTAGTCCGTGGAGACACGGTTTTCGTCCGCTTTTTAGCTCAAAATGATGATGGTAATTCTTTTGAAGTGCAGACACCAACGAGGCCCGAAGAGAGAATTCGCACTGGGGGTGGTTTGACTGTCGGATACAAGCTGCCAGTAAACCAGAAGCTCCTTTTTTCGGTCGCTGAGACGTTAGCCCAAGAAAATCATCTTCAACCTGAGAAAAAAGTAGACCGCTTTCAGAATAATTGCATCTCCATGTTTTCCATTACTATAGATCAAGGCAAAACTATACAAGATGAAGTCAACGAGGAATGGGTCACTCGCTTCTTTGAACTCTACGATGCTCATGGAATTTCGACGAATATTGTCGAACCTAGCATGGTCGATATTTATTCTGACCTATGTGTTGAGGATGGCGAAGACGTTTATCTGAGTGATGGTATGTACATGCGCCCAGACGGGACAACTTACGAACGTTGATAATGTAGGTGCGAAAGCATAAATCAATTCCCGGTTGATAGCTGGGATATCACTTAACCATATCCGATAATTAGTCCAAGTAGCCCAACATTTCAGGCGACTGCTCGTATTCATGACCACTCTATGAGTTAGTTCGCCGCCACGCTCTGGACTTATTTCTCTGCTTTCAGACGATCTACTATCTCCTTCTCTCTTCATAAATAGACAAAAGTCCGCTCCTCGCTCTCAGCAGACCTTTATCGGCAGGTACTTGTCTGCTGTGTGCCAGAAGCAGATATTATTATATAATTCTTTAACCAATGGATGAGAAAAAATTCTGGAACTTATTAAAACTTCATAACTTTAAATCACCTCATTCATTAATGAATGATTAACTGTATGGTTAAAAGATCAAAACTTATTTTTTATTATTAACTTGTTTTGCTAAAGAGCTATAAACCAAATCAACGAAAACATATTTTTCGCATTCCCAAGGTTCACTAATTGATGGGTTTACTAAATCGGGCTTCCCCCCCATTAGACTATGTATGTGCGAATAAATACCAATTCTTTCTGCGAGTTGCATTAGTTTCATTTGATGTTCTGGTGGGAGCATCTTATTTCTAAACCATGTTGTAAATATATGCTTAGTAAGTTCTTTAGTACATATAAACCATTCGCCTTGACGTCTTTCGTTGCTAAATTTTTCATGTAGATAATTTTCTTTTTCTGATCCGCCAGGTTCCAAAGCGTGTAATATTAATTGACCAAATGTACCTGTTTGTAAGTTAGATAATCTTTTTAGCACATTATTGGAACGTCCTATTTTCACATAAAGCCCCGAATAAGGATTATTTTTATCTGAAGAACCGGCCCAAGTATCAGGTACTTGTAAAATATAATAAATACTACTTACTTTTCCACTCGATACACTATTTGCCCAAGTTTGCCACTCTTCCATCCAGCTATTTGCATCTTCCTTCGTGTCAAAAGTGTGACTTGTATAGTATAATTCACCACTATCCAATAACATATCGAAAACATATTCCCCACTCTCAATCATTCTTAAGTTGTCGGTTCTCATGGAAGTATCTCATAAATTTACAGGGATATATAAAATGGACTTTACTACACTTATTAAGTGATATCCATTTTTATTGTTCCAATTGCAGTGTTCTCATCCATTATGTTACCACCTGATTATTTCATTATTTAATTTAAACAACTTATTGCTAGTGATAACGGTTTGATGCCCGCTTCTCACTCCAATCTAACTTTCAGAATAAATTTGATCTAAAATATTTCAAATAGGCCGTCAGTAAATATGGCCCATTTTTAATCAGTTAGGGGATCAATCTGATTTTCTCTAATAAGATTTCGCAACGCAGTACGAGCAGCAGCGATTTCTGTCATCCCATTAAGAACCACGCTGGACTGTCCTCCTCTCACCCCAAAGACTGTAACCATATTCTCTTCACAGAAATACTCACCTTCATACTGCAGGCCATCTTTCTCTACTCGAATGTATGACATAACAACCTCATTTAAGGATCTTTTGTTTGAATCATATCCCCACAAAATAATTTAATCAATCTCACCCAAAACTACACGCGATGCTTGTCTTGTAAGCACTGCACTTAACCGAACCATTCGATTTTAGAGATCCTGCGTACAGTTCAGTTATGCTTGTAAGGCTAATGTCCACTCCTCGCTCAAAGCAGACCTTATGACCTCGATTTCTGGCAGATCCGAGCCAAGAGCAAAAATTGATATCATCAATCGGCCTCAAGCTTAAGGGGAACATCTCCCCCTTTTTGTGTAACCTGTTTACTGAAGATGTTCTTTCAGCCAGGTACACGCGCCTTCAATGTCATACGCTTTTTCCCCAAATCCTTTCGCAAGCAGAAACTCTGGTAAATATTCATCATATTTATCTAAGTACTTTTCTGGAACATTTACAGCAAGATCAAACGCTGAGGGCAAGTCTGACAACAGCAGGCCTTTAAGGGCCTGTTGAACAGAAGTGATACTTGAGCCGTCAATTTCTATAACTCCAGCCAATGAATTAGCTTTAAAGCCACAACGTATGAGCAAGGCTGTAATCGTATTGACAACCTTATCTCCCATCCATGGGAGTATGTAACAGTATTGGCCGCTCGTAAGAAAATACTCATTTTGCAGGTTATAACTCTGGAAGTTACGACTGCCTTCCGCAAATAGGCTTCTGGCGGCAGAATCGGCATAATCTACTCTCTCGCTACCTATTGCTATGCGGTAATCACCTTCCCTATAGATAGCGAGCATTTCCTGACGAACGGCATCATGAACAGACATTCCCCCTCCACTAAATTGTGGTGGCTGACCGCCTTTGGTCGCCTCTACATAGATAACTTTTTTCTCTGTCTCGATCTCTGTCACTCTCCAGCGCCGCCCACCGAAGATGATGTGTTGATCTGGTAGCAGTGGGGAGTCCACAGGCACTGTTCCAAGGGTTCTGTTTCCGGTGACAATGCGGAACTCTTCTGGTGTGTTGAACACGGCATAAAACGTGTAATGGTTAGTCAGTTTCTCCCCCTCTGCCCCAACAACCATTTCTCCACTAGCGAGTTGAGTGAGCAGGCCACATGCCCCCATATGTTTAAGCAGGCTTTTGAAATCGCCTATATCCACATTACGGAACGGGCCTGTTTGACATAGCTGTGACCAGAGTTGATCGGCACGAACTCCGCCCCATTGCGCGGTAATTGCAAGAATCTGGTGTAGCAGCGTGGAGTAATGCATCTGCTGGGAATCGGCAGGCTCAAACCATTGTTTAGAGATCATCAATCTGATCATTGCCATCGACTGGACCAAATGCAGCCGTAGGTGGTCAACGATACTGCTAGTCACAGTGAGTTCATTTTCTGTAATTAGCATTCTTAGAACTGATGGGCAGTCGCGCCGCCCAGAACGTCCCATACGCTGACGCAGACTGGAAACAGTATGCGGAGGCGTAACTTGGATAACCGACTTAACCTTACCGATATCAATTCCCAACTCAAGCGTCATTGTACAAACAGCTGTTGTGGGCAAATTTCCTTTCTGAAGACGAGTTTCAAGCGCTTCCCGCAATTCCTTGGCAAGGGAACCATGGTGGGGAAAGAATTCATTGGGAACAATATGTTCCTCACACATGTCGCTCAGCGTGGCAGCAATGCTTTCAGTCCGCTTTCGACTGTTTGCAAAGACCAAATGAGAATCGCCACGGCAAAGTCTAAAAATGTCAGCGCAAACGTCATGTTCAGCTGAACTCTGAAGTTCTTCTTCTTTTTGGAGCACTCGCTCCAGATAACCTTTGACCTGTACCTGAAGAGTGGCCTCGCTCTTACTATCTGTAACAGTTACGCAGGGTAGTCGTTTGTCCGGGCGCAAAAGTTCGGGCACTTTCTCCAGTTCCCCCAGCGTGGCACTCAACGCAACGCGGGGAATTGGATTTATCTGGCGTCCTAGCACATGGTCAATTCTATTGAGCAGAGAAAGCAGCTGTACACCACGCTCTGAGCCAATGAAAGCATGAAACTCATCAATAACGATGTATGCGACTGACGAAAACGCCTGTTTGAGCCAGCCCATTGAATTTATGAGCAAAGACTCAAGTGACTCAGGTGTAATCAGTAAAATGCCAGCAGGGTTTGTCCGAGCCTTCTTCTTTTTGCTTTGTGGTACATCCCCGTGCCAAGGAGTCACTGGCATTTCCAATGCATCTCCAAGGCTCTCAAGACGACGGTACTGATCGTTAATCAATGCCTTCAACGGACTGATATAGACGATGCCAAATCCATTAGTGAGATCTGCAACTGCCGAACAGGCAGGAAGAAAGAAAGCCTCTGTTTTACCCGCTGCTGTGCCTGCACTGATTAGCACGTCTCGATCACGGGCTAAAATTGCCGGGATAGAACTCTCCTGCAAGGGCCTTAATGTTGACCACCCCTGCTTGTAAATCCACTTACGGACGCGGGGATCGAGACTATCATAGGCACTGCTCATAATTTGAAGTTCGCCAGTCCGTCATCGTCATCGCTTTCCTCTATAATGGCGTCATCCATTTCGCTGGGCCTGTCCTCTTCAATCGCCACACCCTCGATTAGTGTTTGCCAGTTCATCGTTCTGTTTTGTTCCAGCACAGCCAGCATGTCCAGGAAACCTTTTATGGTATTACGGGGGGTACGGAAGTAAGCGTCTCCAATGGTTTTACTACAGTGATGCAGAAATCCAGTCAGTGCCTCATCTGGAACCAGATAATTCTCTGGATCTCCGCCTGCATAAACATGACGAAGATTTCTCAGTAAAATATACAGTTCCTCAGGGGTGAGGCTGGCAAGATGCAAAGTGGGAGACGAGTAGTCAATCACTCCTGCTTTTTGCGCGAACCGATTTTCCGCCAGACGTGATTGGAGCGCCTCATAGCTGTAAAGACCTTTGCGCGGATCGAAAAGGAACTCTGGCGTCCCCCCGAGGATAAAACCAATATTCTCGGCTGAGCCTTGCAGGCAGTCATTCAGGATCCGCAAAATCTGTTCGTAGTTCGCTGTTCTTGCTTGCGTATTATTCAGTTTAAAGAGGTTCACCATTTCGTCGAGGCTGACCAAAAGACCGGCATAGCCTGCCTGGCGGACAAAAAGGCTCATCAGCTTTAAAGAGTCATAGAATGAAGCGTCTGAGATAATAGTCCGAACGTCGAGATCGTTACGGGCATCAGTTTTAGTGGTGTACTCTCCCCGCAACCAGCGAATAGCATTGGATTTTAGTGTTTCGTTATCCTGCTCATGCCCGCGCCAGAATGAATCAATGACCTTCGCAAAGTCATATCCGCCGACCATATCTGATAGTGCTGCCAGGCGTTTATGAATAACTGATGAAACCTCGGAGCCGTCCTTGTCAGCTTCCTTCCTTGCCTCCGTAACGAATCTTTCAACAACGCTAAGTAACGCATTACCATCCGACTTGTTTCTGGTGGACATGTTTTTCATAAGCTCAGAATAGAGATTACGAGCCTGACCTCCCGATGAGTGAATGCGTCTGTCAGGAGAAAGGTCTGCACTGATTGACACCAGCTTCTTCTCTAGCGCAATAGAGCGCACAACACTCAGAAAGAACGTTTTACCAGAACCATATTCACCGATGATAAGTCTGAAGCTTGCACCACCGTCAGCAATCCTCTCAATATCCTGGTGGAGAGCGGTGATCTCATTCACGCGGCCAACCTGGATATGCTGAATGCCTATCCTTGGCGTTACACCTGACTTAAGTGACTGAATAATAGCGTCGCGTTCTTTCACTCTTATACGTGTTACAGACATTCACTATCCCTCTAATTCTTTGGCAATTTCCAGGTCAACCCAGATATCATCATCGGCATCGTCCAGTACCGGAGCATCAACCACCGCATAGGACCAGTCATTAATCACCTCAAGCGCACCGCCGAGCATCAAATTCAAATTTCCGCACAATTCTGTCGCCTCTTTCCGGGACCACTGTTCTTTCTCCAGCAAACTGCGATAAAGCTGGCTATGTGCGGAGTCTAGCCCCCCCGCCTCCGTTAATGAGGCTGGAGCGCTTTCTGGCTCTTCCGGTTCTTCTTCGGTGAAAATTGTGTTCAGCAATTTACGAACATCATCCGTGGCAGATTCGTGGCGGGCAAGTACATTAGCATCCAGTGTGAACCCTACTGCTGGCTGATCAGTTGGTACAGACGAGACGAGATCATGTTCAGTTGCGGAATGCTGATGGATATTGCTCGAGACAGATGAGGGATCCAGCCCCAAAATTGAATAAATCTTCTCAAGCTGTTTGATTTCGGCAGGCGCTATTGTCCTATCCGAACAGGCAACACTAACGATAACTTTACCCACAGCAGCTTTTTCCGCGGCCCCCATCAACTCAATCCTGCTTTTCATTCCTGTCATATTGGCTGGGGTATGAAGTTGCCACGTTAAATACGCATGTAGAGAGCATTTTTCATCATCGGTGAAGCCAGTATTGTTGTTGATGGCATTCTCAAGCACTTTCTGTTCAGCTTGATCAAGAGAATCGTCAATCAAGGCGACCATCGCCCCTAATCTGAGCGTCATTACTGCTGAGATAAATTCAGAAGAAGGTGAGAAGCGCCCACCTTCGGCGGCAGGGAATAGAACAAGTGTCCCATCAACATCCGCCTTCACATGGTGATAATACGGGTCAGGTGCCAGACCGTAACCCATCTTCAGAGCAAAGGCCTGCATCAAATCGGCCTCTTTTTTATTGATTTTATTGGGGCAACTGGCATTCATATGTGCCCAAAAATCAGCAACTGAGACTAACCCCTCCTTGACGAGGATCGCCTCATCAGCCCAGCGTTTGAATGAGCTTAATATTTTTTCTGCGCTTTCATTAACGATCTCTGAAGGGAGCAACATAATTGCAGCCGTATCATTGACTGACGTACCTTTCCTACCTAGGTAGCGACTATAAGCATCAAGTTCATCCGTACATATGTCGGCAAGAGCCATAATTTTCTGGACAGGGCTCTTCAACGCACTTGGATCAGGCAGGTCGGGAACAGGGAGTCGAACACCTCGCAAACTAGGACTTGCTGGTGTGTAATCTAACCTTAGGCGCGTTTTATTCGCCTTAACGACCATCCCTTCACCATATTTGAGGGTGTAACGCCGTTTGAAAAGCGCAGCAAACTCTTTAGCACAGCGGCGAGCCGGGGTACGCAGCGAATACTCGGTGTGGTTTATTACCCAGTTCAACGCCAGTTCAGCTGATACAGGAACTCCTTCATGTACAGTTTTTGCCAGAGCCAGCTTAAATTGCATGCTGTTGCTGAAACCTGAATTGCTATCGAGCTCAGTGGCTAAGCCCATGTTCGGGCGCAGAATAGACATGGCTTCGAGTAACTGGGCCGAATATCCACGGAATGAGCGGTTCTCAATGAATACGGATCTTAACCGAGCTACTTCATTGAACAGATTACGGAACTCAGCATCAGGGAATTTTGGGTCAGTGGAATCTATGAGCGCTTTTCTTTCCAGGCCGTAGAGGTAGATAAAAACATAGCCGATAGGACACGATGGATCAGACCTATCGCTGGCGAGCCAACTGACATACGCACCGCGTGCTTCTGGGGAAAGAGAGGAAAAACTGGGCCAGTATCCTAATGAACTGTCCTCGTAAAGATAAGAAGTAGGTTTTATCTTACATGTGTCATCAATTAATGATGCCTCATTTCCATCGTCATAATAGCCGCCTGATTCCAGACCGGAGGGCTTCATACGTTGCCCCAAGTAAATGTGGCCACCGCTAATTGCTACACCAGCTACAGTTATCATCTCACCCGGAAGTATCCATCGAGCTAGTGCACCTGCTGACTTTGAGGTGTTCCGGTAATGATTGGTTGCCACCCGAAGTTCAACACCCCGGCCACCGCTCAATGTAAAAGTTGCAAGGTTATCGTCTTCACTATCATCGTTTCGCACAACCGCCTCTTTTTTCTTGATGTCAGCGAGCCATTCTTTTGGCGGTGCTTTCACGGGGCTTGAAGCATAAGACTTTGGAGATTTACGTTTTTTCTTTCTAAAAAACAACAAGTAAATTACTAAAATCGCCGCCAGAAACTTCAATAACTCCATGATATATAACCTTAAAATCATCCTCCATTCACATTTGAAATGTGGTAGGGAATGCATGGCAAGTGGATTAATCTCAAAATAATACGTCTAAATCGCTATGGTTAAAAGCAAATCGCAATTAAAATTAACTAATTGATTTAAATGACAAAAATCATTGAATAATTTACTTCACCAGAAGTGAATTTTTAAGGAGTAAAAAACCTGCTGGGCCATTCGCCTAAGAATGATGTTGTACTAATGCTAGGTTAACATACGAGCAAATATACTGAGGATGCAGAACTGTCCACTGTACGATGACATTTACCTATTCGTTGAGAATGTCGGTAACTATTGGAAAGCCGTTAGAGACTGTACATTCTCGGATTTTAAGAGTAGCTGGTTAAGTTTTGTGTAATAGCTGCGTCAGGTCAAACCTGATCTATGAGCAGATATAGCGAGGGGCCCCACGCTGATTTTTATCAACTAATTAAGCTATGAGCTGAGTTGTGCCGAAGTTAAGATATCCTCATCGCCTACGTTGATGAGCTGAAGAGCATCTCTGACGCCATTAATGCAGTTTATCCGGAGAGCGGATTAAGTTCTGTATCATTCACATGGTGCGTAATAGCCTGCGGCTCGTATCTTAGAAGGACTACAAAGCATTAACCCATGACCTGGGGTACCTGCGGCAGAGGCGGTTTTACACGACGAATACCATTGCCAGATTGGACAGTGTGATCCGGCATACCATTAAAAAGTGCAAAGTACTCCCGACAGATTACTCATTAAAAGTTGTATCGCTATCAACCCTGTCAGTATCGCTAAAAAGACGATGATGTTCAGGGGAGCTCGTATCGTCTTATTATCAGCTCTATGCTCTTCTGCACAGCCACATCTGAGAAAAGGCAGTCGCATTGAATCACGTACGCGCTCTCAAGGTACCGGACTATCGATTTTGCGACACCCCGATACGTTTTTGTACTGCCTTCGCGAACGCCGCCTTCACTCTTTTGTCTTTGACTGACCATTCAGCCAACAACTTGCTCTGGCTTGCCTCCACCATTGCCGCGTCCCGTGAGTCGTTTTTATCCTGTGCGGAAGGCCATCCATGCTCCTCAATATAGGGCCTTAACGCTTTAATAATTGCGTTGATGGTATCGGTTTTAGTTTCCCAGCCCTCAGGTTGCGCTTCCAGGTGTTTTATCACTTCGTCTTTAATCTTTAAATGTGTGTGTTGCATTATGCACTCATATCTACCGTAGTTTTTTTGCGCATACGTGCTAAATGGGGATCGTTTATAGAATTATGCTACGCCTATTTCTTAAGCAGCATGACAGACAGATTTAAGCGAAGAGTAGATCAATCTATCCGAAATAATAGCTACTATCAGATTGTAAGTAACAACATCTTATTAGTAACGATGAATGAATAAAATACCTCACCTATTTTTTATAAAAAAAGTCGCATACTCCTCCTGCGTTTGATTCAATAGTCTCAACCTAAACTATCCATAGAAATGTGTAATTGAGAAATCATGACAGAAGACTCCAAACGCGGTAGCGCATTAATCTGCGCTTTAAAATCTGACGAGGTAGTCGAGCTGAGCAAGGAATACGCTGAGCTTAGCATTGACGCTTTGATTGAATCAAAAACGCTTGAATCTATCCCTTTTGTTAGCACTGTGGTTGGAGTATACAAAGTTGCCAGTTCTGTCAGGAGTCAGCTATTTACTGAAAAGATTTTTCGTTTCCTCACTCACTTCTCAGACCTACCCGATGCTGAACGGATTAAAATGACTGAAAGGTTGAATGAAAACGATAAGTTTGCTGGCCAGGCAGGTGCAAGACTGATTGAAATCATCGACCGGATGGAAAGCGAAAGCAAGCCTGAAGTTGCGGCAGAATTTCTCAAGTCATTCGCACGAGAAGAGATAGATTTTAATGTTCTTCGGCGTTTGCTCGTTGCTCTTGAACGTATTCCCTCATTTGATATCAGTGAACTGGCGGCTTTTGTTGCCATCGACCCTGACCAACCAGTGGAAATGGATGAGGCCTTTTTAGATAGTCTAGTTAATGCTGGGTTGGGAAAGAACAATGGGGCATGGAAAAGTGTAATTGTTCCTACGGAGTTATGCATAACTTTTGTGCGCGCAGGAAGGTTATAAGCAACCTAGCTTTTTATTATCCCAGAAACGGATTGTCTTACTAGTCTGTGTGCTAGTTGTCGCAGCATAATAACAGAAAGTCCGCTTCTGGCACTAAGCGAACAAGCTTACGAAGCCTAAGGTTCGATATGAACGAGAAGCGAAAGTCAGTTGTATCATCGTCTCCTGTATTCATAGGTACACCTCGCTTTATTTTGCTATTAATTGATAAATAGTGATATTACATTTAATGGATGCAACCTAAGTACACTTCCCCAAAGGTTTTTAATGCCAACTGACTAAATTCAGTTGTTAAGTTTTTCGACAAAACCAACCCTTTGTTAATAGTTTTAAATGTGGCAAACTCAGGCATCTCATCCCCGAGAGGTTCATTTTCCCTGAGCATAGACTGTCGAAGCGTAGCAAAAAGCTCAAATCCAAGAGGGGCTTCTATTGGGGGCTCATAGCCGCAGTCGTAACCGTAAGTTAAGATTTTTGCTTTTCCAGTTATTGTTTCTCTAAACCTAACACCACTAAAAGATGCCACCAAATCAGCAAGTTGTATCCCACAAACTTCATGAGATGAGCATGTTATAACTTTTACTTCATCAGAACATAGACTGAGAGCTTCTGTAGAGTTTATGATACCTTCATCGAAAAAAACATTCCCTTTCCCATCTGGAAAGTTCTTAATCAATAAGCTTAATAAAAATGACACATCCGAATAACAACAATGGCGATACTCACTTGGCATAATAAATGATCCCCATCGACAATTTGAGTTCAAGTAAGAAATAAGTTTACACCTCAAATCTCTTAAAGATTCAGATTGATCCATTCTTGCGCATGAGTGATGTTCATCAACTGAATGCTCTGAAAGAATTTTGTTTATATCAGACTGAGGATCTTGATCACAAACTACATAAGCCATGATCATAAACCCAAACTCCTCGTGTACCGACTCATCAATGTAAATGTTCAAAGCCTTATCCTTTCAATGATATATGATTTTTTATGTTAGATTATAGGTAGAGTTCATTGAATTACAACGCTATTTTTGAATTAGTAATCCTCTAAATATATTAAGTTATCATTTTGCGTGTGACATAACTTTAAACATGCTGAACATTAATTAATCAATATGTCCGCTTCTGGCACAAAGCGGACCACCTGAAGTGTTGCGAGGCCTGCTATGAGCGAGGAGCAGACGTTGTTAACGTCCTTTTTTGTTGAGGAGATTATGGTCGAGCCATAAACTACTCCTCAATGATTCATCAAATATTTGGCAATTTAGAACGCCTTATAAAATTATTGTAGGTCAATATATATTCTTATAATTCTTCCTTTATATTGTTCTCCCATTACCCTATATGCACCATCACCAAAAACAGTTTTTATACATAGGGCAGCACCTAAATTCCCATTATCAAATGGGAGAATGTCAAAACCTGCATTTGTAAGAGTGGCATATGCTGCACCTGCATAAGAATACGATAGTTGACGATTTTCTTTTATTAAAGATAGACGCCCGTCTTTTATTAGCTGATTTATATCTTTGTTGTATGGTGACAGAATTTCATCAAATCTATTAAAATCATGCCCGAATTTAAATATATCTCCAGATTGGGTGTCGATATATGAACCTTCTCTAACGTATTCAATATTTTTCCATTCCGTATCAATATAGCACGGATCTGTAATCATTAGAGAGCCAGAGTCAACAAAAACCTCACCTAAATCTATCAATTCAACTTCTGATTCTGGGATTATAACTTCATCATCAATATCTAAGTCATAGTAGGTTAGTGCTCTGCTAAAATATTTTGCTTTTTCAAGCTCTGAATTTAGTTTGTCTAATTGTCTGTTTTTCTCTTCAATTTCGCTCTTGTTCTTTATCGTATCTTCATTTAACCTTAATAATTCTTGCTCTCTTAATTTTATTCTATTAGCCAATACTCCCTCAAAAAACTCAGGAGACTTTTTCTCTAATTCGGTAGCTTTATCTTTCCAAAAAACCAAGTTCTTTTCTGAAACTTTGATTTGTTCATCTTTTAACTTTATTTCTGCTTTTATATTTTTTACATAAGCAAGATAAAGCCACCCCAAAACAGTTAAAACTATTCCATTTGTTCCTAGTTGCAAATAATCAATTAGGACCTTCATGCACCCCCCCCTCTAATTTCTATGCTTTAAAATTGATTTCTGGCATGTAATAATACTCATTATTACATGATATCATAACCGTCTTTATGGTCCAATGAAAAAAATGATATAACATTAACGAAGTATCTGGGTTTTGAGTCAACATGATTATTTGCACAGCCTTGATTTAATTTCACGTAAACGAATGACCTTCGTTAATATACAGCCTAACTAAGGATAATATGACTTCTATAGCCTATAGTTAGCTTATATGTGCAACAGTTATGATTCCACGTTATTTTGCTGCTAACCCGTTGATTATGTCAGCTCCTGGCACAAAGCTGCCTGCCATGCCTGCTTAAAAAACAGGCTTGGCGTAGGATATTTTCCGTTTTCCCAGCGGACCCCAAGAACGCCGACGGCGAAGATCTGCGTAAGCCTGATTCGGTGAGGTGCACAAAGGGGGCGCAATTCGTCCCAACACTCTCTACCCTTGAGCGTTTACAGCAAGGTTAAGGCTGCAAGACACCCATAAGAAACCCGCCACTACCGGCGGGTTTTTTGTTGGAGTTATACAGACGCCTGGAGTAGAAAAAAGTATATTCGTACGATCTCTTGACGGTTTCGACTGAATAATAATTACAGGTAACATCATGGGCGAACACGCAGACACTCCAAACAATCTCAATGAAATAGCCAGGTTTGCGCTGGCTATGTACGATCACGGCTATTTTTTCTCAGTCCGCCGTGATCTCAGCATTAATTTTGTCCGGGACATGAACGGTGGCGGAATGCAGGGCCTATTCATCAAAAAACGGAGTGATGAGAAGGACTCAATTCAAGTCGTATTTGACTACACCTACAGCAATGATGATGATTTCCTCTATGAAGCGGACCTCTGGACGGATCAACAAAAAGACTACGAGCCTACTCTTAACAGGGGCAAGCACCGATTCAAAGCCTATCGGTTCGAGCTAGAGATAAGCTGGGATAGTGATGAAATTCACCAGTGGCAATCTGATATTGAACGACTTACTAGAACGCACGAGACTCTTGACGACTGGTTAAAGAGCGATTCGGAGATGCTGGTACGTTGCGCCTCCACATATTTCTGTCGGAAACCCGTGATTCTCACGTTAAACGACCTTAAACAGTATGTTGCAATGGGGGTAACTCTAGAGGACCTAAAGGCTAGACTTAAGTGCTCGAAGTGCGGCAAGCGTGGAGCAAGGATCGCAGTGTTTTGATCCATTGAGCGCTGACAGCAAGGCTAAGGCCGCATGCCACCTATAAGAAACCCGCCACTACTGGCGATTTTTTTGTTATGGCCATACAGGAGAAGCCCATATCTATTATCGAGTTATAAACCCTTGCACCAGGCCCTGCGGAATCTGGGCATAGCAGGGTGAGCCGACAATCATCGCAGGGCCGGGGCCGAACCGTCCCATAGGTGTTTGGCAAAACGAGCCAACAACTACTGGCTGTAACGGCGGGTTGTTGATCGGAACATATTGCGGTGGTGGCATGTTGACAACTGGAGGCGGCATAGAAACAACCGGCTGCGGATTCTGAGGGAATCCTCTTGATTGCGCCCAGGCTGCATAACGATATTGTTTGTCATAAGCGGGTTGTTCTACTGTGCCATGGTCACGTATGTATGAAATGGCAAAGTCATGAGCACCCCATCTCGAATACTGATCAACATGAGTAAGTTCGTGTGCCCAAATCGCTGGATTATTAGCACTGGCAGTATCACGAAACACTATGACGTCTATGAGGGTCACAGCACTAGCTTGCCCGGCTTGCTCAATAACACGCGACAGATTGAGGAAACCATTATCCTCGACCTTAAATCTCGCCTTATTCATAGAGTCTTCACTTGCATACCCGGTGAGCATTTGACGAATCATAGGAGGGATTGGAGCCGTCCCATTTATAGCCGTGTTTCGAGACTGAATAATCCATTGTTCCAAGGCAGGGGCACCAGCTTGTGAGACAAGTTCATTGAGGCTTGGGCCGACTATCGGCAATCCCCCGATAACCCCACCTCCGCATGTATCGCATAAATGTCCAATAGGCCCTAGATTTATATCCATACCGTTACTGTTCGAAGCAGAGATCATTAAGGCAGTAGTTAAAAGGCAAAGCCGGATGTTCTGGTACATAGCTTCATCTCCACAGAAAGCTACATAGTTAAAAAAGGTATTGTAAGAATAGTTGCTTGGGCAATATGTTTCTGAATGAAATTATATTATTTTAATATATTAGGCTCCGCAGCTAAGAGCGGTATGAAAGGTGCCTTTTGCCGGACTTGATCCTCCGACCTCTAGTGCGAGGTTGTTAGATATCAGGCTGTTTTGAACGAGGCGCTGACTTATACTCGTATGGCTATTGCGAAACTTGATTAAGGTAAGGAGAGCGCTCTTGTCATCTTGGGCTGATATAAGAATTGACGGGTATGTGATTGAAGAATTTACTCATTATGGCTGTCATTTTTGGTACTTCAAACACTCGGAGCGAGTAAGGGAAGTGGTCGAGAGAACTTCTGACGAGGACTCAGATGATGTACGTGATTTTATAGGATATAGAGCAAGCGCTAAAACGATACAAAAGCGGCTGGAACTGAACGGTTTCAACTACCTGACTCTGAAGGAAGACTTTAACGTCAGTCTCGAACGCTATATCGATCAGCTTGAGTATGGACTCAGAACAGTACAGGAAAGACTTTCTAAAAACATTGATGACGCCTTTTATCTTAATATGAGGGATATACAAAGCAATATTATTCAAGTAATTAAAGGAACGTCACTTGACGAATGGCTTCAATTGCTACCGGCGGCGCGTAAGGAAAAAATAAGACGGAAGCACGATAAACCGTATTCAGATGGTACTCCAGAATGGAGCAGCTGTGATAGCTCCCCAGCATTACTTAATGCAATGCTGAGTACTCCGTTAATATATTCTGATAGCTATTTGGCGGCTGACTTTAATTTTCCGGTATCAAATCCTGATTTCTTCTCTCTGGCGCTGCTTTTAACCGTGCCAGATGATGCAATTTGTGAGCTTGACCTGACCGAGCTTATTGTCGCTGAATATCTTGATGATTTTACTGATCTTGCTGAAATAGCTTTGTCCGAAACCTCTCCTTGCAAAGCCTGCCGCGAATCGCTTGCTGAGCTGTCGGAACTTGCTGGGGTAGAACCATCTAACTCCACGCTTCAAAGGATGTGTTATGCCAGCATGATTACGGCAATGGAAACCTATCTTGGTGACATTATTAAACGAGAAATCATGACGCGCCCTGCCTTAATGGAGCGTTTTGTAACTACCTATGAAGAATATAGTGAGATGAAGTTTCCACTCAGCAATATTCACTCTCAGCTTCGTAAGCTAGATAAACGAGTCCGTGACACCTTAGATGGAATTGCTTTTCACAATCTTGCTAAGGCTAAAGAAATATTCCGTAATGTATTGATAGTGGAGTTTGACAATAGCAGCTTTAGCAAGCTTTGTAAGGCCGTCGGTACACGAAATGATATTGTTCATCGAAATGGGAAGGACAAAAAAGGAAACATTGTCAGTCTTAGTATTGGCGATATTCAGGCGCTTAGAGGAGTGATTTTGCAGTTTATCAGCAATATTGATCAGCAAGTGCTTGATGGCCTAGCGGCAGCGTGCGCAGAAGATTAGTTGTTGACCGTCCGCTCTGGGTGAGAAGAGGAAATCACAGTCGTTGTCACAACAGTTGAGGGTCAACTTAAGTTGTGGTCTGTTACTCAACGGTGAGCAGGTCAAGTCTGTTTTTCAGTGTGACGACTCAACTAGATATCATCACGCACAGTCACTATCTCGTCTCATTTTTCTCATCAAAGGGAGAAAAAACTTTTAGGCACCCAAATAGGCACCAGCAAAAAGTTGAACTAGTAGTTACCAAAGTAAATTCAATAGATTAAAAAACCAATTCAGACTCCGCCAGCCCACCAAAATTCTCCATCGGTGATTACCAGAGTCATCCGATGAAGTCCTGAGAGCCCGCACGGCGCAAGCCCTGCGGGCTTTTTTGTGTCTGTATCGGTCTGGCGGGAATGACTGAGGACCGCAGCCTTGTGGTGCCTTTTTGGGCTCCAGGAGAAAGAGCCAAAAAACGCGGGTCCTAAAATGGTAAAACTCATTAAGAGGCTCATTGCGGCTGAAAGCACAAGCATGAAGCCTTCAGAGCAGACAGCCCGAATATCTGTAATGGGTCAGGCAACGGTTGCCTGCACAATATGAGAAACCGCTGCGACTATTCAGGCAAGGCAATCAACGGCATGGAAAAAGAGCTCTTCCGTCATGATGGCATTCTCTTTTTCGCTCTGATGTTCACGGCGGATAAACCAGCCCGTTTCCGGCGCCATGCTCAGGTAAAACAGCTGAGTGATTCCGGGGGCATTAACCCGCATTGTCATGCAGCCCGTTTCCACACCTCGACAGAGCTGTTCAGGTACTATGCTGACGTGACGATCGCCGTTCTGGAGCCGGATTGTGGTGATGTCATAACGGCATATACCGCTGTTCAGGCTATAGCCGATCGTGCTCAGATCATGGATATGCTTTGTTGATAGAATGATCTCAATGCCGGAACCCGCAAACCACTGGCTGATTTGCTGCACCAGCGCGTCCATCCGGCGGCGGAATGCCTGAATTTCCGCCTCAGCGGATTTATTGCCGGGCGGTATGCTATCGGAGTTCTGCTGCACTTTCTTAAAAAAACGTTCTCTGGCCGACACGTTATCGCCCCCGTTAACTTTTAATACGTTGTGAGATATGCGCTGAGCGGCATTCTCTTTTTTTCATCGCCGCTCCCGCCACCTTATTTTTCGTAAACAGATTAAGCGCACAGCACTGCGGCACGGGCGGGATCGATGGCAATCAGCTCGGCAAGCAGGCGGTCCATAGCAGACTGCAGGCGGTTTTTGTCGGTTTCACTGCGCCCGGCCTTCATGCGTAGCAGCCTGAGGTGGCGGGCTTTGACTTCGAACAGCAGACCTGTCTCCCATTGTGCCAGCGGAATTCCGGCAGCATCCGCGCCCAGTTCCGCCAGCAGGTGTTGCGCCAGCTCATTTTTGCCGGTCTGCTCGGCAATACGCGCCATCAGCAGGCGCAGCAGCCAGCG